ATGTTAGCACAAGCATTTGCACGAGGTGCAACAGAAGTTGGTCACGAAGTAGAAACCATTTCTTTAGTGGGAAAAAAGATTGGTTTTTGTCTCGGATGTTGGGGCTGTTTAAAAACACATCGTTGTGTTATTCATGATGATGCCGATTGGATTGTACAGAAAATGAAAGATGCCGATGTTTTAGTGTTTGCCACACCTATTTATTACTATGAAATGAGTGGTCAAATGAAAGTCTTATTGGATCGCACCAATTGTTTATATACAGCAAATTATCATTTCAAAGACATTTATCTTTTGACAACAGCTGAAGCAACAGATCCTTCTACACCAAACAATGCGGTAAATGGTTTGAAAGGTTGGCTTCGTGTTTTTTCTAAAGCAAAACTGGTTGGTCATGTATTTGCAGGTGGCACAACGACGGATGGCAACATTGCCAATCATCCACAACTAGGGATTGCTTATCAAACGGGAAAGAATATATAGTTTAAAACTATGATAGACCTAGTTTTTTCGTATTATACAAAAAGAAATCGATAAAATATAATAATCCCAACAACAGGAGGATGTTATATGAGTCTACAAACACCATTTCGATACGATTATGTAGGAAGTTTCCTACGGCCAGAAAAACTAAAAGCGGCAAGAGCCCAATTTGATCAAGGGTTGCTGACATACGACAAATTAAAAGAAGTGGAGGACCAAGCCATTACAGATTTGATTACCAAAATTAAATCGCTTGGTTATCATGTGATCACCGATGGGGAATTTCGAAGAGCCACTTGGCATCTTGACTTCATGTGGGGATTTGATGGCATTGGCCATACGCCAACCAAAACTGGATTGCCATTTCATGATGAAGCAGCAATGATCGATGATACCTATTTAACCGGTAAAGTTGGTCTTTCTAAGAAACATCCATTTATAGATCATTTTAAGTTTGTAAAACAATTTGAAGATGAAAATACAATAGCTAAACAAACGATTCCGGCACCGGCACAATTTTTAGCTCAATTCACAATGCCTTTCAATCGAATCGCAACCGAAAAATACTATGATTCGGATACCGATTTGATATCCGATATAGTCGCTGCTTATGGAGCGTTCATTCAAGATCTTTATGATGCAGGATGTCGCAATCTTCAGTTGGACGATTGCACCTGGGGAATGATGGCAGATCATTCCGGCCATTTAGCATATGGCGTTTCACAAGAAGGGTTATTGGATATCCAAAAGACACATAAAGATATCAATAATCAAGTGATTGCGAATGCACCAAAAGATTTGATCATCAATACGCATGTGTGTCGAGGTAATTTCCATTCAACCTATGCCAATAGTGGTGCTTACGATCCTGTAGCCGATGTCTTATTTGGTCAGGAAAATGTGAACGCCTACTATTTGGAGTTTGATGATGAACGCTCTGGTGGCTTTGAGCCACTAGCAAAAGTATCCGATGATAAAAAAGTCGTATTGGGTTTAGTAACAACCAAGTCACCAAAACTTGAAAACAAAGAAGAAGTGATTGCACGTATTCATGAAGCCGAAAAATATGTTCCATTGAATCGTTTATATTTAAGTCCTCAATGTGGTTTTGCTTCTTGTGAGATTGGTAATAAACTAACCGAAGAGCAACAATGGTCAAAACTGAAATTGGTCAAAGAAATTGCCCAAGAGGTATGGCCAAAGAATGTCGAGTAAAATCGGCATTTTTTTGTTGAATAAATGATCATACTATGTATAATAGTAGCTAGCTACTTTTATAAGTAGTTAACTACATAACGGAGAAATATATGAAAAAGTATGTCATTAGGCCATCTATTAAAATGGTCAATACAGCCATCGAAAGACGAATCAACGAACAAAATGCGGTCTATCATTTGACCCAATCGCAAGGATTGGTGGTTATTTATTTAGCGGATCAAACAAACTATACGGCCACTCAAACAGAGATTATGGAATTGTTGGGCGTAGCACATACAACAACTCTCAATTTATTAAAGAGCATGGAACGGAAGGGAATGATCAAGATTCAAAAGAATCCACAGGATCGACGTGCCAATTTAGTGACGTTGATTTGGGGAGATCCTTCTATCTATGATCAATTAAATAAAAATGCCGAAGACAATGAAACAACCTTATTAAAAGGATTTACCAAAACCGAAATACAATGTTTTAAAGACTTTTTATCGCGAGCTTATGACAATTTAATGGAGGGTTGAAAGAGGTTATCGAGATGGTCCATCGAATGTTTCCTCAATTTGATTCCGATTCAAAGGGATCAAGACCATAAGTTGCGTACTTATGAGATTGCACAGCAAACGCTCGATATCCTGCAGCACAAACCGGTGAAAAAGAAACGTCGTACAAGTAAAAAGAAACCAACATCAAAAGATATCACCGCTTATCTTGATTTATAGAATTGCACCTTCTGAAGAAGTAGAAATACTTCTTCTTTTTTTTATGTATGTTGTCTTGCTTCATAATCAAAATAATATTTGCCCTTTTTTATTTAATATTAGAAAGAAGGTGTTTTCACTAAAAGCCCTCTTTAATTTCTTTTTGCCCTTTTTAATTTAACAAAAACAGTTCATGTTTCGATACAACTAATAAAGGAAGAAGATGTGCTCAAAATAAGCATTTTTTGATGATTTCGTACAACTATAAGGGGCTTTTGTGAAAATGACAAAGTCTAGATTGATCCAAAAAGTACAACTAAAAAGGGGAAACGTGATTTTAAAATGGATTGATTTTTTAATAATGAATAAACGCTACAAGCAGTAATGAGTCTACTCGTGGCTATTAAAGGAAAATTTCATTCAAAAAATAATTGCAATATGGAGCGTATTTGAAATATGTTTTGTGAGTCTAATGTCAAAAGGTTATAATTATTATAGAAATCTTGAAAGGATCATAGCCATTTAGTTATGCATCGTAGCATAGTTTAAGCCCGTGTCCTTGCCACTCAAAAAAGAAGAAGGTGAGATCATGCTATTAGAAGAAGAAAAGAAATGGATACTAAAGAATGTACCAAATGGTGAAAAAATCATCAATATGAAAAATCCAAATGATGTGATAGGCGCATTATGTGACTATTCTGTAGCAGCAATGACACGCGATGATGAACCTACTCAAAAAACATATGAGGCGGAAGCTATCATGGATCGGATTGCTAACGATGACGATGACTGGCCTAAATGGGATGGTGATAATTAAAATGCAAGAAGTAAATAAGTCGGATGAAATACCTGAATATGTTGAATGTCCATTGTATAAGAAAACAATTGGTATCGGTGCTTGTATAGACGTTCAAGAAGTAGCAGCGCGTCACATTAAAGAAAGAATACTACCTAATGAAATTCGAGAAATAATAGGCTTCAGATCTATATGTTTGAATTGTGAAAATAATCTAGACAAAAAGTATGAAAGATAATAAGAATTACTGATATTGGATTATTTTAATCTTGTTATTAACAAGTTGAAAATGGACGATCTGTTAACTCAGAAAATATAATGCAATTGATCGTCAATTTTCTAAATGGCTGGATGTTTATTATATGGAGGCAATGATATGGAAAACCAAAAAAAGAATATAAAACCCGAAGAAATATGGTCATATTATTTAGATGATAGCAAGATGCCATCACCAGAAGAAGTAGCAAATTTCCCTGATACAAAGGAACTCGACCGAAAAGTCGATGAGGAATGTAAGAAAATTGCAAAAGAATGTGGACTTTAAAAAAAACAGCCAACTAGGCGGAAAAAGAGTAATTAGTTACCGATATCATAAGGAAAGTCGAGTGATTACAATGCTAGATGAAAAAATCAAAGAATATGATAAAAGGTTTGGCGGTTTTCCGACCATGATATTTATAGGGTACGAAGATGATGAAATTATCAAAATTATAGACGATTGCCTAAAGCAAGAGAAAGATGTCTATGAGGCTGGATATCTTACTTTAGATGATGATATCGAATATTGATACTTACAAAGTCACATTGATTGCTACTGTTTTTGATATAAAAATCAACGTTCTAGTTCTATATATAATAGAAATTAGATATGAAGAGAAGTCACCATATCGACGTTCCTGAACCGTCTTCAGTTTTAGAAATTTTTATATAAGCCCCCTCTGTAATCCATAGAAAAGTTGTATGATTATTCTAAAAAGGTAAGGTCGTATATGGTAATCATAAAGAACGTTAAACAAACGAATAATATTGTCGAATTTGACTATTACCCAGAAGGCGATTTAAGGACCGTTATGAAGCCTTTTGGTATTGAATGTTGTAATCAGGAGTGACCAAGTATGTGCTAAAACATACAAGTAATAGATACTGGAATTCTCGTTTGGAATTAGTTCCAGATGTAAATAATGCACAGAATGTGACGAAATCATAATACGCAGATGACGTTTTAAAAGGGCAGGTGTTAAATTATGAGAGCAGACCATAACTTAAGAAAATTTTGTGGACATCCAGAGTGGTATACACATGAATTGGGGCATATGTTTATACCAACTGAAGAATGCCCAGATAATGCAAAAAAGGCCATGGATGAATATAATTCTTATACATTTCCGGAAGAGTACAAAAAAAGCAAAATGAAAAAGTACGATTGATATGGGTTTGTCAAGAAAAGTGTGTATTTAATATTTTATAGTCGATTTTGATAAGTTCTCGATCTTGTTTTTAAAATGATGTTTTATGCCGAGAAAACTTGTTTATAATGATCGACCCTAAGGTATGCTTAAAACGGCCAGCTGAAAATTGATTTTTTTGACTGGCCGTTTTTTCGGGTTCTTAGGGGCGGAGTCTCATTGTAAACAAGGAAATTGGAATATATATCATTTCAAGATTCAGTATTGAATGTACTTTTCGATACGATCCTTAAACTGATCGTTGACCAACAATTGATTCAATACCATCGACCAATTATNTGGAATATATATCATTTCAAGATTCAGTATTGAATGTACTTTTCGATACGATCCTTAAACTGATCGTTGACCAACAATTGATTCAATACCATCGACCAATTATTCAAATGTCCTTTGTCCCATTTTTTCTGTAGTTCCTTCACCCGTAAATAGAGCAGCTTGAATACAGCTTCATGATTTGGAAATGACCCTTTTTTCGTCACTTTTCGAAAGGAGGAATTTACCGATTCGATCGCATTTGTCGTATACATGACTTTTCGAACAGCAGATCCATAATCAAACAGCTGTTCTACATGAAGGAAATTCCTTTTCCATACTTCGATCGCTCCAGGATATTGTTTCCAGTTGTCGCAGAATGTGTCGAACGCAGTCTTAGCTGCTTTTAGTGAAGAGGCTCCATATACTTTTTTAAGATCGGCAGTGAATTTTTTGTAGTCCTTGGTTGGTACATATCGGATGGAGTTCCGAATCAGATGAACGATACATCTTTGTACGACAACTCCGGGGAAAATAGCTTTGGCACCCGATTCAAGACCGGATACGCCATCCATAGAAATGAAAAAGATATCTTCGACTCCTCGTGCCTTGATCTCATCAAATACCTGCATCCAGTAGTTCTTTGATTCCGTGGAATCCATCCACAAACCAAGAATTTCCTTTTGTCCCTGCAGGTCATACCCAAGAATCACATAAACGGCTTCTTCTTTGGCTTCATAATCGTTTCTGACAGAAACATACATACAGTCGACAAAAACAAATGGGTAACATTTTTTGAGCGGTCTGTTCTGCCATTCTTCCACTTCCGGAAGGATAGCATTGGTTATATCCGAGATCATATCATGGGATACTTTAAAACCATAAATATCCTCGATCGTTGATGAGATATCCCGTTGTGACATTCCACGTGCATACATGGATAATACCTTTCCTTCGANATCATATCATGTGATACTTTAAAACCATAAATATCCTCGATCGTTGATGAGATATCACGTTGTGACATTCCACGTGCATACATGGATAATACCTTTCCTTCGATATCGGAAACATCCTTTGATCGTTTGGGAACAATGACTGGTTCGAAGGATCCATTCCTGTCTCTTGGCGCATTGATTTCTACTTCTCCCATTGTGGTTTTTAAAGTTTTGGGATTGGAACCATTTCTTCTGTTCTTTGTAGATTTTGGCTCTTTTGAATTGGATTTATAACCAAGATGATTGTCCATTTCCCCCTGAAGCATGCCTTCAAACAATGGACCAAAGATTTCTTTGAGAGCATCCTGCATATCGGTTAATGAATCACAGTCATATTCTTTAAGGATTTCATTGGCAATCTTGACAGCGGCGGGATTTCTTTTAATTTTACTCATTTCATTCATTTTCCTTTTTCTCCTTCAACCATATCATGAGATAGGCATAATAAAAACTGTGTTCATTAGTTAGCCGTACGCATCTAACTAACTTACACAGTTTAGATTACACTCTCGCTTTCGCTGTTTCGACGATACTGTATATCGCTGCACTCGCTTTCGCTCCTTGTGGTCCTCCATTGAACAGCCAGTTTTTTCTGCCGACCGTGAATGGCCGTATAGCTCTTTCAGCTATGCTGTTGGTCATTGGTATATTTCCATCTTCCAGATATTTGATGAGTCCTGCTTTCTGGTTTAGAGCATAATGAAAAGCCTTTCCGCATTTTGATGACGCAAGTACTTTGTCCTTATTTGTTTCTATCCACGCAAAAAATTCTTCGACCATTGGCGCCTGTATCTCTTTCCGTTTCCTTTGTCTGGTCTCTGCATCAAGATCTTCTAATAATGCTTCTTCATGGAAGATCTTCTGCAGTTTCTCGATGGCCTGTTTTGGATAGGTGGCATTCATTGACTTCAGATCCTTTGGCAGGGCATCGGTGAAATATCTTCTCAGATGTGCCCAGCAGTAACAGTGTTCTACTCCGTTGATCTGATCATATCCTGCATACGCATCGGTGATCAATGATCCACTGAATCCTTCCAGGTATTCCTTTGCCTGGATACCTTTCCGGTTCGGCTGATAATCGAACAATCGTATCGGTGTCTTCGAATATTTATGCGTTGTATATACCCACATATATGACTTTGAAGTATTCTTCTTGTCTTTTTCTTTGAGCACCTGGACCGTTGTTTCATCCGCATGGATATACTTCTGATCAATCAATATGGAATGCATCCTGCGAATCAAAGGATATAGCCATTCTCTGGCAGCAATGACCATCCAGCTTGACATGGTGGCACGGCTCAATTCTGCTCCCAGGTGCTTCCATGTCTGCTCCTGCCGGTAAAGTGTCACTGCATTCACATACTTCTGTACCATGATATATGCCACACTGTCTGCGGATGCATAGCTGTGCGGTATCACATTGGCCGGTACTTCTGCTTTAATCATATGGGGCTTGCCATGTTTCCTGCAGTTTCTGCATTCATATGTCGTTCGATATACTTCGACCAGTTCCAGTTTTGGCGGTGTGAACTTCAATTCATTGCGTACGAACTCTTCACCGACACGGACCATCTCAGATCCACATTGTTCACAGTACCGGTCTTCTTTGGGGATATCCAGCAGTCGTTTGATCTTTGGCAGGTTCTTAAATTTTGCACTGATCTCGCCAGGCACTTTTTTATGTTTCTTCTTGCGTTTATAGGTGATATCCACATATCCGGGATTCTCTCCCAGTATCGTTTCGGCCTCATCAAATAAAGAAAGCTGCTCAAAACCAAGTGACCTTGCCGTCTCACTTTTGGTTCCGAACAGTTTTTTTCGGTAATATTCATTGGTTTCCTTCAATAAGAAATTTTCCTGTTGAAGCAGTTCAACCTGTTTCTTCAATTCATCATATACAGTCATCATATCTGCATATAACTGCTTTGTCTGAAGATATAATTCTTTGTAGTCTTGATCATTGATCTGGCCTGTTTTCATCATCTATATTATACCATAATATGCTTTATATATCGCGTTTTTGAGCGATTTATATCACACTTTTTGGACTGACTTTTTTGATGACCTTCGGCTGTTCGATCTCTAATCCTTCCAGCAGCCATCGAAGCTGCTGATGTGTAAGATCTTTGACTTCTTTCTGTTTTCTAGGCCATCTGAACCGTCCGTCTTCCAAACGTTTATACATCAAAAGAAAACCATCACCATCCCAATACAATGCCTTGATCCGATCATTCTTCCTTCCACAAAAAAGAAACAGACTGCTTGAAAACGGATCCAATTGAAATTCTTCCTGGACGATGGCGGAAAGACCATCAATTGACTTTCGCATATCGGTATGACCACAAGCTAAATAGATGTGATCGAGTTTGTTTAGATCTAACATTTTGATGCCGCTCTAAATAATTTGATCAGAAATTCTTCCGATACATCTTCTGACATTTCGATATCCACATTACCGATATGGATAGATATGGAATCAGTATGTGCAGCAGGCAATGAAGATACAGGTATTTCTTCAAAACAGGTATTTTTATTTTTTGATGACCAGTCAACTGGAAGATTTGAATTTTTCTTCGGGATATCTTCGATCGCCATCTTTCGAATCTTGGCCAGATAATAGTAATAGCTTTTTTCACTGATATTGTTCTGTTTACAAAATTCTGTATTTGTGAGACCACTGGCCCGGCACTTATGGATCACTTCAAGCCAGTATTCGATCTTCACCTGTTTCACAGGAGATAATTCAGCCTTCATATAATTTAGACTCCGATCTAGAATTTTTTAAAGTTCTTGGAGCAGCTCTAAAAACTCTAATTGAATTCACTAAAATTATCGGAGATTTATTGATGAATTGGAATCCACTGTTTTATCTGACGCTTACATTAAAGAGAACATTTAATAACATATAAAGGGAGAGTACAATGCCAAATAATAATCAAAGAGAAGAATTACATCGTGCTATATGGAGCATAGCTGATGATCTACGAGGAGCCGTAGATGGTTGGGATTTTAAAAATTATGTTCTTGGCACGATGTTTTATCGTTATATATCAGAAGATTTGACATATTATATCAATCAGGGCGAATGGGATGCAGGAAACACCGATTTTGATTATGCAAAAATGTCAGATGATGAAGCAGAAGAAGCACGAGAAGGACTGGTAAATGAAAAGGGATATTTTATCTTGCCAAGTGAACTTTTTTCCAATGTTTGTAGTCGTGCTGAAAAAGATGAAAACTTAAACGAAACATTAGAAAAAGTATTCCGACATATTGAAGAATCCGCATCTGGTACAGAATCAGAAGCTGATTTTTCTGGATTGTTTGATGATTTTGATGTTAATAGCAATAAATTGGGAAATACTGTTGCACAAAGAAACAAACGACTTGCTAAATTGCTGATTGGTATTCGCGATATGAAGCTGGGTTCTATCTCAGATCATGATATTGATGCGTTTGGAGATGCTTATGAATATTTGATGTCTATGTATGCGTCTAATGCAGGTAAGTCTGGAGGTGAGTTTTTCACACCTTCACAGGTTTCAGTACTTTTGACAAAATTGGGAACTGTAGGCAAAACATCTATCAATAAAGTTTACGAAATTAAGACTCGCTATTTAATACAATTTAATGTTGCATAACCCTTGAGGTGTCGGGGTGTCGTTTGAGGTGTCGGTCCCGTACCGGCTTATTTTTTTATACGGAGGTTTTATACATGCCAACAATTACAAAGAAGCAGCTGGAAGATTATAATAAACTGTGTGAAGATAGGACATACGGAAGAATACTTACACCGGATGGCTTGAGGATGATTTGCGAAGCTAACAAGTGTGAACCGGAAGTCATTGGGAAGCAGATGCTAGAGATATACGCAAAATTTAAAAGTGAAGGGGTGTTTTAGATGACAGATTACAAGTTTATAAAATTTTTGAAAGATAAGAAGATGGTTGATGCATATCAGTATTATGAAGCATGTAGTTATAAATTGTATTTGGCCCAATTGAGCCTATCGGCATTAAATAATGTTGTTGCAGATTATCAGAAAAAAGAAACAGATGTGGCAGAAGAATTTTATAGAGATGCAGCCACGAAAGGTAAAGGAACATATTCTGCGCATACCAATAGTGTTAATTATTTAGGAGTGGAAGCATCTCCCACAGTGATTATGGATAAGCTCACAATGGAGATATTGAGCTTATTGCATAATTTCTTTGACACGTTTGCTCAGTGGTTAAATGCAAGTCTATTTGCAGAAGATGGATTACCGATGGAGCGAGTATCGCTTACAAAGGTTGCAGGAAAGATGGCTTCTTTCCCTGAATATACAGGACAATTTATAACGGACGTAATTGCGCTGCCAACTAATCAGGAGTATCTCTATATTGCTGACTATAACAATACATTAAAGCATAGACGTCAGATATATGTTGAAAACAAGTTTGATATTTTAGCAGTCAAAGGGAGCGTTGCAGTACCAGAGTTTGAAAAAGACGGAAGACCGCATGTCAAAGAAAATGCGCTTGATTTGTTGAAAAAGAAAATAAATTTTTGCAGCAGTATCTTGGACGATTCCAAGACATACATAGAGACCTTTTTCGCCAATGTAGACAATCAACATGTTGCACATAGATTATATAACCCGAAAACTTATTTATTCTTTGGAAGCGAAGAGGATTATAAGGCTATGCGCTCCCCAGTTAATCATTATCACTATATAGAGGTGGATGCAGCCAATATTCAAGATTCATATCAAGTCCTTCTTGTCTGCGACCGAATGAACGGTTCGGAGGAGGAGAGCATTGAGGTATTCAATTCTCCGTATCCAATTATTATGCTTAGAGACTCTGCGTCCGAAAGAATTGTTGGGATAATGAAGCCAGACGATGGAGTGTCATTAAGCATTAAGGATGAAAAAGAAGTATATTATCGAAAATACACGCCACAAACCACTGGATATGAGCATGAAATGTTTATGGCTATCTGTCAGGATGAGCCATTCCACTATTATCCATTTTTATCAGATATGACTGGTGGATATGCTTTGCCTGAACATGATGAGAACGAACAAGATTCAAAATAGAGATTAGCAACTTCAAGTTGCTAGATGCAAATTCAGGTTTTCGATTTTTTCTTCCATAGCAAGTAAAATGTAATCAGAAAGAGAGGTGATTGATATGTTTGGTGAGAAGCTAAAAGCCAGAAGAGAAGAAAAAGGACTGTCCCAAGACGACGTGGCCGATTTCTTCGGTGAGAACTTTAGCCGTCAGGCTGTATCTAAATGGGAGCGTGACGGTGGTTATCCAGAAGTAGAGAAGCTACTCGTTCTGGCGGCTAAACTCGACATCTCACTCGATGCGCTTTTTGAAGACGAATTGAACTATTTGAAAAAGAAGCAACCAGATGATTTCTTGAAAAAATATCCGGGTTTACTTGCTGGACTTCAAGTATTTATCGACAACTTGGAAAAAATATAATTGCGGAGGTTATCCTATGGAAGAAAAAAGAAATGTGTTTAGTGATGAAGTAGCTATTAAAATTGTTGATAGTGTCAAGGAAATTATCCTTGAGCTAATAAAGAGGACGTTGCCTGCAAATCCTCAGATTGAACAGAAGTAAAAAACAGCCTCACTACTGGAGTAAAATCCAGTGGTGGGGCTGTACTTTTATGCCTTGATTTCCTGACCGTTCTTGAAGGTGAAGCGGATGTCGTCAGTGCTGTAGACTGTTGCGTATTCTACAAGACTATTCCAGCTGTCAATGCTGAACTCTTCCAAGGAGTCCGGCAGCTGCTTGAAGGTTTTGAGGAAGGATTCGTATTCAGCTCTTTGTAGTTGCATCTGTTGCAGGTCGGCCATGACCTGTTCGAGCCTTGCTTTTGATTTGTCGAATTTTGTCGAAAGGCTGTCGTAGCGTTTCTGGTATTCGGTTTGGTCTAGGGCAACGGTAGCATTTTCTCTAATGGCGGCTTGGACCATCTCGGAAATAAGCTGTGTCTCTTCGAGCAGCTCATCCTGTTCTTTTTCCAATACTGTGGTATCAAGGATGGCGGACATCATTTCTTCAGCATCGGCAATGACACTGTCCTTGCAGGAGAGCAGCTGGTTTGCTGCGGAAAGGAATGCTGCCTTGATGTCATCTTCGTAAAGGTGAGGCGTATCGCAGCGCTCATCATTATCGAATTTGTGATTGCATTGCCAGATGACCTTACGGTATTTGCTGTTGGAATGCCAGACCTTTGAGCCGTACCAGCTTCCGCAGCAGCCGCATTTTATTTTAGTGGAGAAGATGTGAACTCCACTGTGGTATTTCTTGCCTCGACCTCGCTTCAATATCTCACGCTGGACCATTTCGAATACTTCCGGCTCGATAATGGCTTCGTGGTTATTCTCTACATAATACTGTGGGATTTCTCCTTCATTGACCTTGGTCTTCTTAGTAAGGAAGTCAGTAGTGTAGGACTTCTGCAAAAGGGCATCACCTTTGTACTTTTCGTTTGTGAGAATGCTTTTTACAGCTGATTGGTTCCAGTTTGTTTTGCCGCCCGGTGTCAGGATGCCGTCATCGGTGAGCTGTTTTGCTATCCCGTGATAGGTCATTCCCTGAAGGAACATACTGTAAATTCGTTTGATGGTAACGGCCTGTTCTGGATTTACTACAAGGTTTCCGTCTGGGCCACGGTCGTAGCCAAGAAATCTCTTGAAGGGAACGGTGACCTTACCGTCTGCAAATCGCTTTCGCTGGCCCCATGTACAGTTCTCTGAAATGGAGCGGCTTTCTTCCTGTGCCAGTGAGGACATGATGGTAAGCAGCAGCTCGCCTTTGCTGTCGAAGGTCCAGATGTTTTCCTTCTCGAAGTAGACTTCTACGCCTTTTTCCTTGAGCTTACGGATGGTAGTCAAGCTGTCTACCGTGTTTCTGGCAAATCGGCTGACCGACTTGGTGACGATTAGGTCTATCTTGCCATCAAGGGCATCAGCAATCATATTCTTGAAGCCCTCTCGACGTTTGGTGCTGGTTCCGGTGATACCTTCATCGGTATAGACATCCACGAACTCCCAATCGTCACGGCCTTTGATGTAGTTGGTATAATAATCAATCTGCGCAGCGTAGCTGGTGAACTGGTCATCATGGTCGGTGGAAACACGGGCATATCCAGCAGTCCTGCGCTTTTTCTGTTCTGTAATCGGCGTAGCTGTAAACTTTGTCAGCGTAGCCGGTATGGTTTTTACTTTCCTGTTGACGCCCAATATTTCTCACTCCTTATCTTTTTCATTTTGTCGCTCATTTCTTGTTTGCGCTCATCTGTCCAGCGCTCCTTCATGAGCCGTCGCATATGCTCTTTGTATTCCTCGGTATGCTTGTGGCCTCGACGCTTTAATGGCTCCCATGTCCTGACGATTTTGCTTCCATCCTTCATGTGGATGGTCGCCTCATAAGTATCGGTCATATAAATGGCTTCAATCTTATCGTGGAAGGCATCAGCGTCAAATTCGGGTGTACCAGCAGCATCGGCTATAAATTGTTTTGCTGTCTCTTCTGGCAGCTTGCTTTTATTTCCGCAGCTGGTTCCGTTTACACAATGCCAGTAAGTGAATTTTGTGCCATCCACATAGGTTCTGGATTGTCTTCGGAAGTTACCGCCACAGTTAGGGCAGCGGAAGTAGCCGGTGAATGGATTCTGGTCTTTTTTCCTGAAGTTCTTACCTTTATGAAGTTCGCCCCAAGCCTTACGACGCTCATCAGACCAGCAATCTGTTCTGGCAGTGGATTTCCACTTGTGGTTTACAATATGGCCATCATAGAAGTAGAAGTCCAGCTGGTCGTCACCAACAACTACAATCTTTTCAACCTTATCCAAGAAGACATCCTCGTCAAATTCTGAAAGGCCAAGAACAGTAGTACAGCACTGTTTGAGCGTCTTTTCCGGGATAGTTTTGGCGCTACAGGCCTTCGCACCTTTGTCGCTCTTGCTGCGGCATATCCAGACATAGTAAACTTCGTCCGGATTCTTGCGTTGGCGCTTTCCACTGCGTCGGTAGCTCATGCCGCATTTGCTGCATTTTACCTTGCTGGTAAAGCAGGTGGTGTTAATGCTCCAGTTTGCAAACACACCAAGGGACCTGCGCCTTTTGATTTCTTCTTGGACCGTATCGAAGGTTTCTTTGTCGATGATAGCCTCGTGGGTGTTCTCAACATAATACTGTGGCAACTCACCCTTATTCTTTCTGGTTTTCTTTGTCAGTGGGTCAACCACATATTCCTTTTGAAAGAGAAGGTTACCAGTGTAGGTAATGTTTCCAAGAATCTGGCGGATGGATGTATTTCCAAAGTGCTGTCCCTTATAGGACTTTACACCCATTTCTTCGAGCTGCTTTTCTGTGGCCTCAGCGGAGAGACCTTTGAGAAAATTGTTGAAGATGAGTTTTACGATTTTGGCTTCTTCTGGTTCAATGACAAGATGGTCACCTTCCCAGCGATAGCCGTAAATCATAAAGCGACCGTTTGGAATTCCCTGTTCGAAACGTTTTCTGGTGCCCCATTTGACATTGTTGCTGATACTGATGCTTTCTTCCTGTGCAAAGGATGCCAGAAGCGTCAGCATGACCTCGCCATCGCCGGAGAGTGAATTGATGTGTTCCTTTTCAAAGCGGACTTCAATTCCAAGCTCCTTTAGGTGACGGACTGTCTGGAGAAGGTCTACGGTGTTTCTTGCAAAACGGGAGATGGACTTGGTAAGAATAATGTCTATCTTGCCAGCTTCGCAATCTGCCATAAGCCTTTGAAATTCTTCTCGATTTGTTTGTGTGCCGGTGATACCGTCATCTGCATATACGCCAACGTACTCCCATTCAGGATTGCGCTGAATCAGTTCACTGTAGTAACTGACCTGAGCTGATAAAGAATGGTGGAGCCTCTCTGTTTCCATTGAAACTCTGGCGTATGCAGCGACCTTTTTTCTGGTCGGCAGCGTCGGTATCTTTGGCTCGATTTTGTTGATTTTTCGCATGAAATCAGCTCCTTTCCATTACTATACATCACTCTAAAAGGCTATATAGTCAAGCCATCTGTGGCAAATAATGTACCCAATAGTGGCTGGTATTTTTCCAGCATCTTTGTATCAATTATGGCGTACTGTTCAGGGGTAATGAGGCCCTTGTTGAGCATATTCTGGAAGAGATTCATGCTTGCCTGATAGCGTTTTTCACGCTCGAATTGTTCATCAGTCATTGGTGCTGCCGGTTCCGAATCGGTCGGTGATGTAGCAGGCGTGAGAACAGTATTTTCTTTTTGCATTGCCATAAGCAGTAAACTCCTTTCCGCAGCAGGCGCAGGTAAAGGAGTAGATGGCTTTCTTATTCACCATATCCTGATGGCTGTTCCACCACTTAACACGGCACTCATTGCTGCAAAACTTGATAGGCTTTCTTCCGGGAGTCTGGGTCAGCGGCTTTCCGCAGCAAAGACAGCAATCACTATCTGGACGACTACTAACTGTGCGTTCTGCTTTTGTACCGGAGAGATTATTTCTTCTGCAATAGGCTGACACCTGATTCTTCGTAAGACCGAGAGCTTCAGCGATGGTGGCATAGCCGTATCCTTTCTCTCTTAGAAGATGTATCTGTTGTTTCTGTTCGCTTGTCATAGCTTGCCTCCAATCTGAGGAAGTTCCTCACTACTAAATGGAGGCGAGATAGCGGTTTGGCCGAAAAAAAGATAAAATTATCTGCCTCCACTATCCAATGGAGGTGAAGTGAGCTTTTGAGCCATCAAAAATAAAAAAAGAGGGCCTGCAGGAGAAAACTCCCACAGACCCTGTGAAAAGGTGTGCCTTATAACTTCTTTGCAAAATCGAGAGAAATCCATCCAGCTCCGGATTTCAGCTTGCCCCAGAGGGTAGCACCTTCACCCTTGGATTCCTGAACGATTGTAAAGATTCCCTTGCCAGTGAACTGACCGGTTCTTCCATAGTTGGTACCCGGTCCTTTGCGGATATTCAGATTAGAGATATCAATCTGAACTTTATAGGAAGTATCCTTGGAAGGAGTGGGTGCCGGTGTGGATACAGCTGGGTAGACAACATTGCCGGAAGCATCAAATACCTTGTAACCGGAATTCTCATCTGCTTTTTTCTTGGCATTGGCCAGTACCTTATAGGCACCCAGCTGACTCTTGGAATCGGACCAAGTTTTGCGGACACGGTACATCTGAGTTGCTGGCTGCTTTGTACCTCCATCAGAAGGAGCAGAGCCAGAGCCCATAGCTGCTTTTACATCCTTACGGAATCCAGCCATCGTGTAAGAAAGGCCAAGACCTCTCCAGAGATGTTCCGGGTCTCCGTGATTGGAGGCAATGCCACGGGCATGACCTTCTTTATGAGAAATGATGACGCCATCAGCAGTAGGATTCAGCCCATACTGCTTGCAGAGCATTGCGAAAAGCTCTACGGCAGCGTTGTAGGTTCTCTTTGCAGAAGCCTTTGCAGTTGCAAGGTCGCTGCAGGTAAAAGTAGAGCCACCGGTGTATTTGATGCAGGCAGGTTCACACATTTCAACACCGATATGAGTATTGTTTGCTGCACCACCTGCATGCCAGCCACGATGATTCCAAGGAAGTGTCTGATAGACAGTGCCATCGTTACCATCAATAAAACCGTGGACGCAGGCATTATTGTAGCTAGGGCTGTTCCAGTTGTTAATGAAAACGGATGCCCTTGGCTGAGGACATCCGACGGAGTGGAGCATAAGTCCTTTTACAGTGATTTTTCTTCCTGCGGTATAGCAGGGGTTCTTTGTAAGAATAGATTGTACGAGCTTCATTTTATTCACCATCCTTTGCGCTTCTGTCGTGAAGCTGTTCTAATACGACTTTGATTTTTTCAGGGACCGGAAGTCCGAGACGAGCAGCGTTTTCCAGAATGCTGACACCTTCATTGGAAATGTAGAAGAAGATGACCGCTGTACGAAGAACACTGCCAGAGCCGATGACGTGAGCATCAAGAATACTGCCAATGCCAACGAGCAAGAAAATAAGCACCTTTCTACAGATACCTTTGAAGCCGACCTCGCTGGAGAGGGTGTGATTACTAATGGCGCACATGACGCCAGTGACATAGTCGATGGCTACAAATGCGATGAGTGCGTAGAGCAATCCATCCCAACCTCCGAGGAAGTAGCCGAGCCAGCCGCCAATGCCGGTAAAGACGAGTTGAATCGTGTTCCAGAATTCTTTCATTGATAAGTACCTCCATTTCTGAAATTAGATATAAGAAAAGCAGCTACCATCTGATAGCTGCGGATAAAAATTAAGCAGTCCTTTTCCACATGTAGCATGTGATATAGGGCTGCAGGTTATTGTGGGCACTGCCGGAACCAGCTGCGGCAGTGGAACCAGAGACAGTGTGCGAGTGAGAACCGGCGCTGGTAGTTGTCTTGTTGCTGACAGCAGTATAGCCGGAAGTGGCGTCGATAAGCACTCGATTGCCACCGCTGGTACCCCATGAGGCTTTCTGGTTCTTTAAGTCATGGGTATGCCCACCAGCGTTTGCTGTTGCCAGCGTACCTTTTGCATGCGTATGAGAAGGCATCTGCGCTGTGGTCAGTGTGACAGTAGAAGCACCACCTGTTTTTTCTACTGTTGCAAAGTTTGTGTCGTTTGCATTCACACCGACTGGAACACGGCCCGTTCCCCAAGCCACCCAAGTGCCTCCAAAGTAGGTGGAAGGGTTGGTATTCTTGACACTCATGTAGATACTTCCGACAGGATAAAGAGCACCTGTGAATTCCTTGATGTAATCCTTCAGCAATTTGCCGTAGACCTTTACATCCCATTTTTCAGATACCTCAAAGCAATTGTCTGTTTCAGATACCTTACCAACGGCCACACCCTTGCCACCACTTTTAAAGTCCATGACTACCGATGCCGTAGATACGATGTCAGTGATGCTGATAGTTGAGAATGCATCCTTCAAATCATAGCGGACCTCATAGGAGGTCTCGGTGGAAATCTTACCGCCACCAAAGGTGAAGGCCGTACCGGAATTGAAGCTGGCAGAGGCATTGGTCCACGTGCTGCTTCCGGAGACTCGGTAGTAGGTGGAGCGAGTCACTGTATTCTTGGAGCTGCAGGAAGCAAAGCTGTAGGATACCGTTCCTTTGATGTAGGTTCCATCATCGGTGAGCGTGCCTCCACTATTACAACGCTGTGAGTTGTAGGAACTAAAAGAAGGTGGACTGTAGGCAATGACAGAAATCGACACGGTTGCTGCAGCAGAGGTTCTTCCTCTGGAGTCTGTTACGGTTGCTGTGAAGGTAATCGTTCCGGATGAGTTAAGGAAGCCTGTCGTGAGTGAACTCTGTGTTCCAGAGTAGCCGCCACCACTGATACTGTAGGACTTTATAGTGGAACCGTAGATTCCAGCAGCACCATTTATCGTTAGCGTTGCTTTCGACTTCGACTGCACATAGATACCCCAAGCGGCAGGGACAGAGCCGTCCACACGAGTAGCAGTCAGACTGCTGATGGTAGGCTTGACGGAGGAAGGAACCGTCAAAGTTAGCGTGCAGGTTTTGGTTCCAATCTTAGATGAGCCATTGTAGGTATCGCAGGTAATCGTACAAGTACCGCTTGTCGTGCTTGGTATCTGATTTGCCAGTGTGAGAGCTGGTGTCCATGATACCGAGGTAGAGGTGGTCTTTGTCGTGATGGTACCTGTAGAATTGCCAAAGGCATAGGTCAGCGTATGGGTGAAGGAGGAAGAAGCCCTTGAGATAGTAATCGTTGTGGCGCTTCCCATATTCACTGAGGTGGCTGTTACCGAGGAGGCTCTTGGAATGGTATTCAGCGTATGTGTTCCACTTGCTGAAACACTGACTGCATAGGTATAAACACCGGCCTCGCAACTCAGATTGAAGGATTTTGTACCATCCGAATTATGAGCGATGGTCAAAGAGCCGGAGGCAACAACAGTGCCATTTTTCAGCTGGATACGGTTATCCGTAGACGATGAATAAACCGTAGTACCATTGATAACAGCCTTAAATCCACCAGACATGACCCAGCCGCTTGCAGAGCCAGAACCTTTGAGGGTCCATGCAATAGTTGATGTATTGTTTGCTATATTCTGACTGGACAATGTCCAAGAGAGAGTAACAGAGCGGCCTTCTTTCTGGCCGGTTGTAATACTTCCGCTGGAAGCCATAATGAATCACTCCTTTACGATGCCGGGCCTCTCCATTTGATAGAGAGGTTACCGTTACTTCTTGGGATAAAATCAAACCATCCTCTGGTCTCATTTCCAAGGGATAGTTTGTTACGAATCTCCGCATTGGTGATGACCAAGCTGTTATTGGAGATATATGCGATTTTCTGACCGTTCTCTTTGAAGGCCAGTTCATTGTTGGAGAGCTCGGCAGTGAAGGCGTTTCCGACCTTGCCAAGCTCAATAAGAGCTCCTTTGAAGCGGATATATTCTTCAAGGAGCTCTTGATTGGTAGCGATATTGTCCTTCAGTTCGTCTGTGATAGTGGAGAAGTCCATACGGATTTCGCTACTGTTTTGTGTAATCGTAGATTGGAAATCCTGCTGGATAGTTGCCATTTCCGAGCGTGAGATATAATCTTCACGGACAGCGAGACGAATCTGCTCTGAGGATTTTGAAATCTCCGAATAGCACTCACGCACATTTTCCTGAAGGGCTGCGATGTCATCCTCGTATCCAGCAACATTCTGGAAAGAGGCCTGACAGGAAGTGATAAGTGCCATAGGACCACCTCCTAGTTGGAAATATCACACTGCAGTGTCAGCAAGCTGTCGATATCGGCAGCGGAGAGATAGATGACCTTGCCAGTCTTACCAAAGGTGACTGCATTGCCATCCTTATCCTGTGCATACCAGTTATAGGTCAGAGACTGCTTTTCTGTGGCATCCGCCCAAGCGCTGCCAGAATATTTCTGGAGCGTGACGGTCTTTGCTGAGTGACTGATTTTATACCAGAAGGCACCGGTCGCAGGATTGGAAGGTGCTGTCTCACTGATAGGGCCGAGCAGCGCATCCACTTCCTGCTGATTGGTGCGGACGATAACGTAAGGGCAGACACCACCCTGATTGTTCTTTACCGTAAAGCCTCCGATAGAAAGAAGCTCAGATACATACGGGTCAGATTTATCTTCAACAGTGATGACATCTACATAGGACTTGCCGCCATAGGTCATCGTGCAGCGGTAGGACTGAATGTTTACGATGTCGCTTCCAGAGACCGTCAAGGTAGCGGAGGTCGCACCGGAGATATTGGTCCATTTGCCGCCAGTGTACTTTGCCCACTGATAAGTAGCACTGGTGATAGCAGTCGTTCCAGAATAGGCAGAGGTTGCAAGTGACAGGCTGCCGGACTGGTTCATCACGATAGTGCCGTTTGGCGCATAAACGGAGAAGACAACAGCACTGGTACCATTACTTCCTCTGGTGGACTTGGCCCATGCAAACTTCTTCACAACTGTTTTTCCAGAGATAGTGAAGGTCAAATCAACGGTACCGTTGACCACATTTGCACCGCCGAGTGTAGCAGATGCTGCAACAGAAAGAACGATGGAACCAGCAGCAGATGCAGTTGCCGCAGTATTGGTCTTTAGGGTCATACCAGAAGGCAGCGTTCCAACGGAGCAGGTACAGGCAGTCTGTGTGATGCCAACATATCCGGTAAACGGAATCGTGATATCAAGAGCTGCAGTTGCTGCACCAGAAGAGGAGCACGCAATGGTCTGGGCCTCATTACCGAGAATGATAGAAAGTCCGCCGGTTCCTGCTGCACCCGGAGAACCCGGAGAGCCTTTGCTGCCGTCATACATCTTGGTAATAGAAATGGTGTCATAAACATCTGCATCGTCTGTAAGGAGCTTGATTTGAGCGACATTATCGACGAATACGGTGTGCGCAGGCTTTACGACGAGCGTTCCACCCGTGATGCTGGTATTGTCGGAGGTTGTCGGATAATCTGCCCATGCACCAGAGCTGTTTTTATACTGCCACTTGGAAATGGAGACACCCTGAATCTGAGCTGTCAAGGTTGCCTGAGAAGCACCAACGAGCGCAGAAGAAGCATTGTACTTGAATACATAGGTATCCGCTGTCACATAGGCGAGCTTTGCGTTCTCTGCATTGCGCACCAAAGTGTAGGTAATATCCGATGTGATATTGACCGTGTTCTTGGTCTCGGAATCGTAGTAGCTGATATAGCAGATGTAGGTAATCATCCCGGTGGAAGAGGTAGCCAGCACATTGCTGTTGACCTTCAGGATTCCTCCGGTAACTTTCTCATTGGAATTCAGTGCTGTCTCAGCGCCGCTTCCGTCCTTACGTTTCCATGTAATAGTCAGACCAGAGGAGTTAAGAGCCACATTGGTCTGGTCAAGGAAAACGACCGGCGTCAGTGTAAGATTTGTGCTGACCCAGCTTGGTGCGTAGGTGTGAGGCAGCACATTCGGGTTTTCGCTCTGCGTCTTAGGCAGATTGGAAGTGATATAAGCCGACAGCTTTCGTTGGTCTGTAATGTCCACGAAGGTCTGCTGGCTGGAAGTTAAGATTGTAGGCATTTTCTGGCCCTCCTTTATACAGATACTTCACAGTAGAAGGATGCATTATCCTGTACATCCTCTGTGGTTACGATGATTGATTTCATTCCAGTGTGGGTGGAATCCCACTGTGCATCCGATTCCTCATTACCGGATTTCCTATGCCAGACAAAAGCAGTATCCGGAAGAGTTGCAGTGATATCCTTATCCCATGAGTACACCTTGCAGGAAAGACGACTATTCTGGTCTTTGTCCTTAAAGATGCTGACGCCATCCACGATGAGCTCCGTGCGGTACATCTTAGAAGCAGCGATGCCATCGACCTTACCGGAAATACCCTCAATAGTAGCAGTCTGACCGAGCAGTTCATCTTCGATGGCTGTAAGGTTTTCATTTTGCTTTGCAGAAATCGTAGTCAGCTTGATACCGCTGGCTCCAATGGTGATGGTGTTGCCAGAAGGATTTAAGTAATCTACGGTCTTGCTCATGCAGGCGTAGCGCCCATCAATGCCATGAGGCAGAGACAGGCAGTCCACAAATTGTCTGGCGTGGATGCTGCCGATATCAGCTCCGGTGTCTGATTCATCTACAATGGTCAGCTCCATGCTTGTGATACCGGCGATAAGCTCTGCCAGACGAGCATTGGCTTTGCGGAGCAGGTTTCCCGGAAGCGTGACATTTTCCCAGACTTCCGTGGTCCATATCCAGCCGATTTCTTTTACAGCGGCATCATCGTAGATATAATTTTGGCCACCGTTTACAGAGGTGATGTCGATACGTTCATCGGATTCGACCTCATTTCCTTCTTCATCGGTGGTCTTTTTCTTTGCCCCAAGTGGGATGAGAGCAGTGATTCGCTCTGTATGGTCACGGGTAATTTTGACATCCATGAGGTTTTTGCCATATTCCACAGTCTGGATAGAATGAACATTGAACTCAGCAAGGTAATCCAGAATCTTCCCGGAATCTGTGTAACGGACCATCAAGTAGCCGCCATGCGTATTGATGAGCTTACTTTTGATGGCATCCAATGTGCAGGAATACTCGGAATTGCTGTAGCTGATATAGTCGTTGTTATCCGTGACGGTGATATTACCAAGTTTGAAACGCTTCTTTTCTTCAACGGCCTTATTGTGCACGGACAGGAAATACTCCAGCAGGCCTTCGAGGGTCCCCTTATAGGAGAAGGGCGGCTGCTGACTATCCTTGAGATAGGCAAGAGCCGACTCACAGGTCCAAGTATGCGTATTGTAAAAATCGCTGCCGTCATTTAGAGCACGGCCTTCAAATACGGTGTTGTCATCCTTTTTGCAAACAATGGTGGATGCCATCGGGTGGATGGAATCCAGATAAGGATGATTAAAAGGGGCAGACAGTGTCAGGCTGTCGATGTTTTCTGCATCCTCGGTCATCTTTGCTTCTGTAATAGCAAGCTGGGATAACTGCGGATGATAGAAAAGCTGACCATCAACATATATACGAAAGATACTCATAGGCGTCCCTCCCTGAAGCGGAAGGTCGTCGTACCGGTTCCTTTGATGGTGACGGTATTCCTGCCAGCTTGTAGCTCAAATTCTGGAAGCGTCCAAGTGCCAGCACTGAGAGACTTCCTAAAAGTATCACTGCCGATGCTCCAGCTAAGAGCTGTTTCTGCTGTGGTCGTGATGACTGGGACCACAGGCATAAAGTCATTTTCGATGATAAGAGTGCCGGAACCAGTCAGGTTAACGACCGTCTCATCAATGTGATAGCGATAAGAGTCGGCATCCTCACTGGCAATCACCAGCTGACCTTTTCCGGAGATAGGGTCATATTCCGAAGTAATCTCCAAGGTTCCGATAGCATAAAGCTCAGGTTCTTCGCTGGTCGATACCTTTACGAGCTGACCGGCATAGCGGTTTGCTATCTCAGCAATCATCTGGTCATATTTTGTTCTGGTTCCCAGCATGGAAAACGTCAAAGAAAAGCTCCGAGGCTGATACGATACACGCCCCAGAGCTTCTGTATAACGAATGGGAGAATTCCTTCCCGGCACCACAATCGTATTGGTTTGCGACTGCGGCACGGGAAAGGAGATAGTTTCTCGGAGCCAGCCCATGCCAGCGACTGATGCTCCGTTTAATCTGATATCAGGTGTCATAGACTGAGCCTCCTTTGTAGTTTTTGGGCTTTGCCAAGCTCACCGTCGATTGCCGGGAGCAGATGGCCTACGAGTGTACCGTCCTCAAGGTAGATACCCTTGCTGGAATTATCTGCGATGACCGCCAGATATTTTTCCATTGCACTGGTATTGAGATGATTGGAAATCATCGCTTCCAGCTGCTTGTAGAAACCGGCCAGAGGAAGGATTGCTTCTGCACCGGCCTCACCACCAGCCATCAAGGAAGAACCGTTCATACCAAAGATGGTAGGGCTGGTCATGATACCACCTTCCTTATACCAATCGATAGAAAGGTGAGGAACAGAAGGCGGAGCGATGGAAAGTTTACCGGATACCCTGAAATGTGGCAGCTTGATATGCGGCAGTGAAATCTTCATGCCAGAGAAAAATCCTTTGATGGCATCCACCACACCTTTGACCTTGTTCTTTGCAGCCTCGATAGGAGTAGTGATAGCAGATTTTATACCGTTCCATACCGAGGTGGCGGTCGATTTAATTCCATTAAAGATACTGGTGACAGTGCTCTTTACGGAATTAAATACACTGGTGACCGTCGACTTGATAGCATTGACCGGAGTCGTGACTGCAGTTTTTACTGCATTCCACACGGTGGTCGCTATGCTCTTTATCGCATTGAATACCGTCGTTACGACAGATTTGATGGCATTGACGACTGTGGTCACCACCGTTTTTATTGCATTCCATACGGTAGTAAAAACGGTCTTGATGGCATTCATCACGGTGCTGATAACGGATGCCACTGCATTGATGACTGTTGTTACCTTGGATTTAATAGCATCCCAGACTGCGATGATAATTTCTTTACAGTTCTCCCAGATAAAGCGGAATGGGAGAGTGATGATATCAACCGCAGCTTCCAGAATAGAACCAATCAGCATGATGCCTGTCTGAACGACGTTTTTAATGATCTCCCAGATTCCAGTGAAGAAGGAAACGATGCCATTCCAGATTCCTTCAAAGAAGGTCTTTATATTGGTCCAGACCTCATTCCAGCTAGTGCCAAACCAGCCGAGTACGACATCTGCAACACCCTTGATGACATTCAGGATATTGGTGAAGAAGCTGCTGATTCCGTTCCAGATGGAAGAAAAGATTTCCTTCACGCCAGTCCATGCCTGAGACCAGTTTCCGGTAAAGATACCGATAAAGACATCAAGGATACCAGTGATGACACCAGTCACCGTGGAGAGGATATTGGCGATGTGATTAAACACTCCTTCAAAGATAGGAGCGAGAATCTGACAAAATCCATCCCAGACTGTTTTTAGTACATCTACGATATCTGTAAACTGAAATCCTAGCGCATTTAGTCTGTCTACGATTCCTTGACAGAAGCCAGAAATAGTATCTTTGATACGATTCCATGTTCCGATAATGGCATCACGGAAACCTTCGTTGGTCCTCCAAAGATGAACAAAGGCGGCCACCAAAACAGCGATGACTGCAACAACTGCCAACACGGGAGCAGAGACTCCACCAAGTGCAGCGCCCAGCTTACCAAGGACACCGGTTCCGCCTTGGATGGCGACTTTTAATTTGCTGACGCCATTGGCCAGTTTTACGAATCCCTGCATTGCCACACCGATTTTCGATATGGTCGTTCCGATGATAATTAGCAGTGGTCCGATGGAGGCGACCAAAAGCGCAATGGTAACAACGGTCCTTTTGGTTCCTTCATCCATGCCGTTTAGCTTGTCGACGAAGCCTTGGAGCTTCGAGACGATAGAACGGATGGCAGGCATCAGGATATCACCAAAGGAAATGGCAAGCTCCTGAAGCTGTGATTTTAAGATGGTGAGCTGACCAGCAAGATTGTCCTGCATGGTCATAGCCATCTTTTCTGCGGAACCGTCACAGTTATCGATTGCAGAGGATAGCTTCTCGATATCGCCCTCGCCAGCATTCATCAGAGCGAGGAAGCCAGACATGGCATTCTTACCGACAAGGGATTCTGCAGCTTGTGCCTTTTCAGATTCCGTTAGGTTTCCGAAAGCAGAACGACAGTCAGCCAAAATATCGGAAAGGTCACGCATGGAGCCATCCGCATTTGTGGTGGCGATTGTGACATCTCCGATAGCCTTACCACTAATTTTTACATCACCGGCAAGGTTATTCATGATAGTACGAAGGGCGGTACCTGCCTGAGAAGACTTGATACCGGCATTGGCCATAAGACCGATAGCTTCAGCTGTATCCTCAGCAGAGAAACCAAGTGCGCCAGCGATAGGAGCACAGTATTTGAAGGTTTCACCCATCATGGATACGTTCGTATTTGCATTGGAAGATGCTGCAGCGAGGATGTCAGCAAAATGGCCGGAGTCCTTTGCAGAAAGTCCGAAAGCAGTAAGGGCATCGGTCACGATGTCAGAGGTTGTTGCTAGGTCTTCACCAGAGGCAGCAGCCAAGTTCATGACACCTTCGATACCGCCAAGCATATCCTCCGTTTTCCAGCCAGCCATTGCCATGTAGTTCATGGCAATGGCTGCTTCTGTTGCAGAGAACTTGGTTTTGGAACCCATCTCACGGGCTTTGCTACGAAGGGCATCGAAGTCCTTACCTGTAGCACCAGAAACAGCAGCCACCTGACTCATAGCGGAGTCAAAGTCAGCTGCTGTCTTTACTGCGGCGACACCAACACCACCAATTACAGTGGTGACGCCCATCATCTTTTTACCAGCACCAGCGATGGAGTTACCAACGGCCTCCATCTTCTGACCAGCCACATCTATTTTAGAAAGCGCAGTGCTTGTAGTGGCAGCTTCCTGCTGCAGGCGTCGTAATTCTTCCTCAGTCTCTACGATTTCACGCTGGAGAGCGTCATATTTGTCCTGACCGAGTTCGCCGTTTTCCAGCTGTTGTTTTGCCTGCTCCTGTGCTGCCTTGAGGGAATCCAGCTTTTCTTTTGTGGCTCCGATGGCATCTTTTAAGAGTCGTTGCTTCTGAGAGAGTAGTTCCGTATTGGAAGGGTCCAGCTTCAAGAGGCGGTTGACGTCCTTCAGGGCAGACTGCGTGGATTTGATTGAAGTATTGACCGACTTTAAGGCTTTATCTAGGCCGGTCGTATCACCGCCGATTTCAACAGTGATACCTTTGATTCGGTTTGCCACGTGTACGTCACCTCCTTAGAATTTATCGAAGTCCTCCTGTGTTGCGATTTGCTGATATTTCACATCGTCGTTTGCCTTTTCCGTCCAGATGTCCATCACCATTCCGATGGTTAGAAGGTCAAGGTCTCGGATGGAAATACCGATTTCTATGCAACGCAGGAGGAACAACGGTGTGGTCATTTCCCTGCTACTGCGATGAAGTTTTTTTTAGATTCGATTTCGGTCTGAAGATTCATGCCCCAGAGTTCAAGAATCTCTGGAAGCACCTCGTAGATAGAGAACATCTCGAATTCATCCAGCCAGTCCTCAATGGTGGCAGGAATGCTGTGGTCTGCATGATAGGCCATGATATAGGCCACGTTCTCGAAAATCTCCAAGTCCTCAATCTCGAAGGAAGAACCATCATCCGAATTGCCCTTGTAGGAAGACTCAAGGCGTGAAAGGTCCTTGAAGATGTCACGCTTGAACTTCATACGATAGAGTCTGGGGATGGTAGCAGAGGAACGGAACTTGACCTGCTTATCACCGATAGCGATTGTTTTTTCTAACATGTCTTGCGTCCTCCTTATCCTTCTGTCTTAGGTACCGGCACATAGACCTGCTGATACCAATTCTTATAGGTTTCTGCGTCAGTCTCATCACCGGTGCGGCTCTTTACAAGACCATCTTCTCTAGGGTCAGCAGTAAGCGTGAGCTTCTCCTTACCCGGTTCGATGGTATCTTCCTTGGTCTCAGACTCGATGGACGGACGAGAGGAAGTGCAGTTATAGAGCACATGACGGATGCTTCTGACATCGCCATCAAACTCGAAGAGCAAAGCAAACTTCTCAAGCTCGGTGATGTTTGCGTTCTCAATAAGCACGCCATTGTTGTCCAGTTCTTCCTTCAAGATTTCTGTACGGAACCATTCAGGAATGAGTGCGATTTCCAAATCACCGCTGTAACCGTTGTTTGCAGTGGAACGGAAATATACAATACCGTCAGCATAGAACGGAGAGCTATCACCCTCGGCATCCAAGCTGATGCTGACTGCGCCGGGGATAGCTTTCGGCTTTGCGTAGGTAAAGGAGCCGTCCTCGCCACGAGTGAGCTTGGCGGCATGAACATTTTTCAGGTTATATTTGACTTTATTACCCATGTTGATTAAACCTCCATTTCAAATGTGTAGAGGACTTCATAGAGCTTCTCGCTCTCAATCCAGACCTCTGTTTTATTATAAAAAATGCCGTGCTCATCAAGCACAGCTTCCAGTGTTGCTTCCAATGCTGGGTCCTTACTATCACAGTAGAGCTCGATATGGACCTCACTTACTTTGTAGTAGACACGGCCATCTGCGGAGAAGTTATCGCTTCCCGGAAGCAGGTAGCAGATGAAGGGTGGATTTGGCGATTCGCCCTCAGCAAAGTGGTCATAGGCAAAGGGCAGGGCCATCTCCGATAGGATTTGCAGTAATCTATCCATTCTTCAGACACCTCTCAATTTCAGATTCCAGTTCTTTAATACCAGCTTCCTCTGCAGGAGCGATATGGGAACGACCAGCCACACGACCACCGCCACGCTTGGCATGACCAAATTCCAGAAGGTGGGCTAACTGATAGCGATTTCTGGAATACACCGTGACCTCCAGCGATTTGGAGGTTTCCTTGGTGTTCTTCACAGACCAGCTCTTGCTGTAGGCACCGGTGTCTTTTGGAGCAGAACCTTGGATTTGCTTCTTTACCGTATTACCGGCTTTTTTGACAGCGGCCTTCATATCTACTGTGGCGAGGTCTGCATATTCGGTCAGTTCCTTCATAACGGCATCAGCAAGGCCATCAATCTTAACTTTCTGGGCCATGTCATCGCCTCACTTTCTGGCAGGAGAGCTTGATGCATTTCCTCTTGAAATTCATGTGGTCTACAGCCAAGATGTCGTATAACTCGCTTCCAAATTGCACCCGGTAACCAGTAGAGGTGAGGGCTGCAGCTTTCTTACAGTAGCGGATAGTGAAATCAATCTTAGAATCATCGACCACAAGACCGGCATCAGTGGATTCCTTTCCGGCTTCCGCACTAACAGTGGCATAGCAGGTGTAGTAGTCTTTCCAAGCGTTCTTTCGATTTCCGATGGCATCCGAGATGACCTCATTCTTCTGGATGAAGATACGGACATTGAGTAGCTCGATATTCATCAGAAGGCCTCCTTTCTGGAACCGAAGAGAAGAGAGCGCAAAGTCAGTGTCAGAGCATGATGGTCTGCTTCCTCACGGTGCTCGTAGAGATAGGCCACAGCATAATAGACTGCGGGCTTTGCGTTTTCGCTTTCTTCAAAGGCATCTTCATCTTGCCTTGTGATATCCATGCAGAGGCGTGTAGCCGATGTGATGAGCGTTTCGATGAGGGAATCGTCATCGTCAAAGTCCACTCGGAGATACTGTTTCATTTCTTCTAAAGTGACAATCATCGTTATCGCCTCCAATCATAAAATGAGGCAGCGCCACCCGGAGATGACGCCACCTTTATCCTTAGCCCTTAGAAGAACCAGTAACCTTCAGAATCTGAACAGCCTCCGGAAGGATGAGCTTACCATCGACACGCTCCTTGGCCACGAAGCCAATCATACCGTTACCTGCGAAGAGCTCAGTGAGCTGCTTGAAGGAACGGGTACCACGGTCACCGATGTTGTAGTAGTTGTAATCACCGAAGGCCATCATGTTTGCAGGGCAGAACGGAGACGTATAGATGTCATAGCCCATGAGCTTGTCCGGCTCACCGGCAACGCAGGAAGGCTGCCACATGAAAGCACCGTTGTTGTCCTTGAAGGAACGGATAGCTGCAACAGCTGCATCGTTCATGATGAAGGATGCGTTCTTTCTGTAAGGGCGCTTCAGTGCATAGATGAGGTCGATGACATCCTCCGGCTTCGGAGTAGCTACGGTCTTAGCAAGGGTACCGCCACCAGTCTCAGCGAAAAGGCCAAGAGGCTGACCTTTACCAGTACCATTGAGGAAGGCATCCTCCTCGGCATTGGCCAGAGCCTTACCAAACTGGTCGATGATGTAATTCTCAAGACCGAAGGCGTTATCATACAACAGTTCCTCGGTTACCTTGATAGCGACATGGAGCTTGTGGGCATCCAGCAAAATCTGGTCGAAGGTCGCATCCGTAAACTGAAGTGCGCCGCCTTCCTCAATCCATGCTGCAGCAGGCTTGGTCGCCGCAATATTGATTTTGTGCTCGCCGGAAGTGGTAATCTTATGGCCCAGCTTACGCATGATGTTCTCTTCATTCAGAACATCGATAAGACGATGGTCATATTCCTCCGGAACAAGGTAGCCGCCATCGGCATCGACACCTTCCTGCAGGATATTAGATACCTGACGGAAGTTGGTACGAAGTGCCTGAAGCATGCCAGTCTTATATTCATCAGAAGCACGACCGGTCTTTGCAGGCTTTTCAGCAGCAGTAACAGGCTTAGAAGTGAGAGGCTTGTTTACCGGCTTATTGAGCTCTGCCTCCAGTGCTTCCTGTCTTTCAAGACGAGCGATTTCCTTGCCAAGGTCAGCGATTTCCTGTTCCATTCTGGAGTAGGTCGCATCGTCCTCGGCAGTAAGAGTACCTTTCTCGGTACGGTGAGAATCAAGAAATGCCTTTGCAGCATTCCATGCAGTGTTGCGCTTTTCACGCAGTTCTAAAATAGTCATAATCGAATACCTCCATTAAATGTGTTGTTTGATTAGGTCAAGACGCTCCATGAGTGTATCTACGGAGCGTTCCGGTGTTTCGGGTTTCTTGATACGGCATTTGGCAGCCAGCTTATCCATAAGGGAGTTGGTCACAGCTGCACGGGAGAAGAGCATCGGACCAGTAGCGTTATTTTCTACCGGTGTTTCTGCTGGTCTTGTCAGGATTTCATCCGCAAAGCCCATATCAATGGCCGTATGTGCATCCATCCAAGTCTCTGCATCCATGAGATGGGAGAGCTTGGCACGACTCATACCAGTCTTGATTTCGTAGGCATTGATGATGGATTCCTTGACTTCATCCAGCATGGCGATAGCCTTCTGCATCTCAGTAGTGTCGCCCATAGCAGCCGTCATCGGGTTATGAATCATGAGCATGGATACCGGAGATACCAGCACCTTCGTGCCTGCCATAGCGATGACGGATGCAGCAGAGGCTGCGATGCCATCAATCTTTACGGTGACATTGCCGGGATATTCCATCATCATGTTGTAAATCTGGGCTGCGGCCACACAATCTCCTCCCGGAGAGTTAATCCAAATGGTGATGTCTCCGTTTCCGGCAAACAGCTCATCTCGAAAGAGCTTAGGTGTGACATCATCGTCAAACCAGCTTTCCTCTGCGATGGTGCCGTTTAGAAACAGCGTCCTCTCCAGTGTCTGCTCCTGCGTCTCCTGATTGGTCACCGTCTGATTCTTCCACTTCCAGAACTTCTTCATCGTTCTCGTCCTCCTTTCCAGCAGCAGTGGTCGCTGCGAATATTCCTGCATCCTCCAGCTTGGTCATGTTTCCGTTGATGAGATATAAGTCACCACCAAGTTCCGGTGGGATGAGGTCTAGGTTTTCAAGTTCACGGATATCATTTGCGGACATCCAGCCGTTCTGCCTTGCAGTGGCGTAACCGTTCATACGGCTTTGGTAATCGCCACGTAAGAGGCCGTCGACATTGAACTTTACAAAATAAGCAGCCTTCTCAGATTCAGATAGAAGGGCACGGTTAATGGACTGTTCCCAACGGACAATCCAAGGTTCCAAGGTGTACTTCACAAATTCGAGAGATTGCTGCTCAATATTAGAAAAGCTCGATTTCTCTAGGTCACCGACCATGTGGGGCGGCACTCTAAAGATTCGAGCTATTTCATCAATCTGAAATTTTCTGGTCTCCAAAAACTGTGCTTCATTCGGGGAGATGGAGATAGGAGTATATTTCATGCCTTCTTCCAAAACTGCCACTTTATGAGAGTTGTTTCCAGAGAAGCCTTTGGTCCAGCTTTCTCTGACAGCTTCCGGATTTTTAACGGTACCGGGATACTCCAAAATGCCTCCCGGTGTGGCTCCGTTTGCAAAGAACTTAGCACCATATTCCTCCGTGGCGATAGCAAGACCGATAGCGTTCTTCGCCATAGCGATGGGAGAGTAACCGACCAGACCATCAAAGCCGAGGCCCGGAACATGGAGCACATCCGACGGCTTTAGGATGACCGTTCCATTTTTCATGGTAGGTGCATCGGAGTCCTGCATCTGATATTGGTAGTAGAGGTGACCTTTATCGTCACGGTCTACGCTCATTCGGTTGGCCATCAGCGGATAGAGAGCGACGACTTCACCTTTGCCATTTCGGATAATCTGCGCATAGGCATTTCCGTAAAGGAGCAGGTGTGTCATCAAGGTCTCTCGGAAGACAAAGGAGGTCATTTCCGGATTTGGCTCATCGTGAATCAGTCGATACAGTGGATGCTTGATAGCTTTTTCTTTGCCACCGGTGCCGGTGTATTGATACACATGGACTGGCAGGCCAGCGATGGACTCGGAGAGAATCCTGACGCAGGCATAGACTGCAGTCATCTGCATAGCGCTTCGTTCATTGACGGATTTGCCAGAGCTGCTGCCACCAAAGAGAAAACGGTAGGCGCTACCATTGGTGCTATTGGTGGGCTTGTCTCTGGAATGAAACAGTCCTGATAAGAATCCCATAGGTCATCACTTCCTTTCAGATAAACAAAATGCCTCTGTCATCGTAGACAGAAGCACCGGTATTATTTCCACAGCGGATAGCACGGTCAAGTCCCATGATAGTAGCGACAGCACCGTCGATTTTCTCTGTGGATTTTTCTTTGTCGGCTTTTACATTGCCAGCCGGGTCAGTACGGATATAGATGTTATCCATCATCCAGCGGAGCACCGGATGACCACCGTGGGCCAGCTTTTGTTCCAGTGTCAGTTTCATGAGCTCCTTGGTCGGTGGGGACATATCCTTAAATCCCTGACCGAAAGGAACAACGGTAAAGCCCATGCCCTCAAGGTTCTGTACCATCTGGACAGCTCCCCAGCGGTCAAAGGCTATCTCTCTAATATTGAAGCGTTCTCCAAGTCGCTCGATGAATTTCTCGATATAACCATAGTGGACGACATTTCCTTCGGTGGTCTCCAGAAAGCCTTGTCGTTCCCAGACATCGTAAGGAACGTGGTCTCGTCGGACTCGAAGCTCCAGCGTATCTTCCGGTATCCAAAAGTACGGAAGGATGCAGAACTTATCATCCTCATCCACCGGAGGGAAGACCAGCACAAAGGCAGTAATATCCGTTGTGGAAGATAGGTCCAGACCACCATAGCAGACACGGCCCTCCAAGGATTCTTCATCAACCTTGAAGGAGCAAGCATCCCATTTCTCCATCGGCATCCAGCGGACAGCCTGCTTGACCCATTGATTGAGCCTAAGCTGCCTAAAGGAATTCTCCTCACCGGGATTCTGCTTGGCAGATTCACAGGCAGCTTCGACTTTATCGATACCGACTGTGATACCAAGAGAAGGATTGGCTTTCTTCCAGACCTCTGGGTCCGTCCAGTCATCGGTTTCATCGGCACCGTAGATGACAGGATAGAAGGTCGGGTCAATCTTTCTGCCTTCTAGGATATCCTTAGCTTTCTGGTGCGTTTCATAGCAGATGCTGTTGGTATCTGTTCCGGCTGTCGTGATAAGGAAGTAGAGAGGCTGTGTTCTGGCATCTCCGGAGCCCTTGGTCATAACATCAAAGAGCTTTCGATTCGGCTGAGTGTGCAGCTCATCAAAAACAACTCCGTGAATATTAAAACCGTGCTTGGAGTAGGCTTCTGCAGATAGTACCTGATAGAAGCTGTTGGTCGGTTGGTAGACGATACGCTTCTGGGAAGCGAGGATTTTTACTCGTCTATTCAGTGCAGGACACATACGCACCATATCGGCAGCTACATCAAAAACGATAGTTGCCTGCTGGCGGTCAGCTGCACAGCCATAAACCTCAGCTCGTTCTTCACCATCACCACAGGTAAGAAGCAGGGCGACGGCAGCAGCAAGCTCGGACTTTCCCATTTTCTTAGGAATTTCTACATAGGCAGTATTGAACTGGCGATAGCCATTTGGCTTTAAGGTTCCGAAGATATCTCTGATAATCTGTTCCTGCCAGTCGATGAGCTCAAAGGGCTTACCGGCCCACGTGCCTTTGGTATGGCAGAGACACTCAATAAAATTGACTGCGTAATCCGCCATCTGTTTACTATAGGTGGAGTCCGCAGCCATGAAGCGTGTCGGTGTGTAGTTTTCAAGTTTACGCAAATGTATGCGCCTCCTTTCGCAGAAATAAAAATAGCCGCCCGGTGGCGACGTCTATAACGAGGAACAGCCCCATCCGGGACCGTCCTGCCTGATATTCTTTTCAGGTGGTTAGTTGTGTTCGTTCAGAAGAATGCAAAGCGCCATTTCTGCTTCTTTGCAGGTTGGTTTAACGTCCCAACCTCTGTCGTAGTTGGCAATCCACTCGCCGTCCATCTTCAGGCTGAGCTTGGAAATCTTACCGCCGTTGATGCCGTAGTCTTCGCTTGGCTCATCAAAGTGCTTGACCCAGTATTTAACCTTCTTGTATTCTCCGTCCTTTGTTGGGATTCCGATGATTCCTTCTTTCCACATATGTTTGTCCTCCTTGTGTGTTTCTTTCCTTTTGGTAGTACTATATATCACTCTAAAAGCACATAATAGCAAGCTAATTTGGGGCATATAGTACACAAATATCTGAGGGAAAAACTGTGTAATTTATAACGAGGAAAACAGGTCCTGAGATCTGCTTCCTTCGGCAGAAGGCGTTGTTATTTTACCGTCATCTTAATTGCAGGGATGAGGGCATGTTCGCCGGTCTTCCAATCAGTGTAGCGTGCCTTTACCGTGGTAAGGCCTGCCATGCTGATTCCTTGCTTTTCGAAGGCTGCGAGGGTTTCGATGAGGCTTGAGAAGGTGGAGCTGATGGTGAATTCGGTGATGTCGTTGGCTCTCAAGGTCTGGGCGATTTCTTCGATGTCGTAATCCCAAATGACCTCGTTGAAGTCGATGAGCTCGTTTCCGGTTTCCTTGCTGGTTCTGTAAGCCCAGAATAAGGTTCCGTTGATTCCGAGTTCCTTCAGGCTTCTTGCATTCTGCTCGATGGCTTCTTCAAATGTTCTGATTTCTTTCATGGTAGGTTCCTCCTAAAAATGTGTTTTCCCTTTTGGTAGTACTATATATCACTCTAAAGGCACATAATAGCAAGTCAATTCGAGCCATATAGTACACAAATATCCGTAGGAAAATCTGTGTATTTTAGTCGTCGATTGGAACCTTTTTGCAGTGGTCAACGCCGTAAATGACGTTGAGTCCGGAGCCGTTGTCCCAAGCTACCATGATGCTTCCGGTATCGTCGACACCAATGACGGTGCCTCGTGTGCCCACTGGTGGGGCCTGTGCGTCGTCCATCTGGACCAGCTCCACACGGGTGCCTGCTGGGTAAAGGCGGCGCTGACGGGCCACCTGTTCCTTACTTGGAAATTGCATGGCCTTCACCTCCTTTGAATGCGCTGTTGCCCGGAAGATGTCTCATCAGGATTTTGCGGTCTGTTTTGTACTCGTCACCAATGAAGCCGAGGCGGAGAAGGAAGCAGCGGAAAGCGTAGCGCTCATTGTCCACCGGCTTTGCAGTAGCGCTGATTCGTTTCTGCTCCTTGCTCATTTTGCAAAGGGCTGCAATCAGTGCGCTGTAGGCGTGAATCTCATCCGGCTCAGGAAGTTCTTTGAACCAAGGGAAGGAAATGCTGTCCTCGTTCAGTTCAAAGCGCAGGTCCTCGATGTGAAGGGCATGCTTGATGAGGGAGCCTTTGGCATCTAGAAGGTTGGTGAGGTTTCCGACCTTGACCTTGTCAAGTGGAAGGGTAATGGTAAGTCCAGTCTTTTCTGCAGGAGCTTCTTCAGCTTCCGGTTCCTCAGCCGGGTGGAAGTCTGTCTCTTCCGGACGATAGCCGCCTGCATCCAAGAGGGTCAGAAGCTCGTCGAATTCTTCCTTGGTCATGGTGTCCGGGCCTTCGATGTTTCCTTCTCGTGTCAGAAGAAGGTCACCAATCTGGTAGCCATAGGAAGGGGCTCTCAGGTATTTCGGTTTGGTGTTCTTGTACTCGCCAAGCAGGGCTGCCAGCGGCTTTCTTTCGGTTACGTTTAAGATGATGTTCATGTAGGTATCCTCCTTTGTTTTGGTAGTACATATATCACTCTGAAGGCACATAATAGCAAGCGATATCGAAGAAAAACATCGACAAATATGTGCCTTCTGGATTGTGTACTATACCTACTTACAAAAGAGTGGCATCCTCAGCTTTCGGTGCGATTTCATCATAGGAATAGGTCAAGCCATCACGGATGACGGAGACCTTTGCAGAGGAACCGACCTGCTCAATGTAGCGCTTGACGATAACATCACAGAACTTTTCATCCAGCTCGATGGTGTGGCAGATACGACCGGTCTGTTCACAGGCGATAAGCGTGCTGCCAGAACCACCAAATGGGTCAAGGACCAGAGAATTGGTCATGCTGGAATTCATAATCGGATAAGCCAGAAGAGGGATAGGCTTCATGGTCGGATGGTCGCCGTTCTTCTTGGGCTTATCAAATTCCCAGATGGTTGTTTCCTTGCGTCCGGTATACCACTGATGTTTGCCGGATTTCTTCCATCCGAAGAGGCAAGGCTCATGCATCCACTGATAAGGGCTGCGTCCGAGGACAAGGGACTGCTTTTTCCAGATGCAGCAGCCAGAAAGGTAGAAACCAGCATCAGCAAATGCTCTGCGGAAGTTAAGACCCTCGGTGTCAGCATGGAAGACGTAGATAGAAGCGTCATCCGCCATTGACTCATACATGCGAGTGTAGGCATCCAGTAGGAACTGATAGAAGGCACTGTTTTCCATATTGTCGTTCTTAATCTTACCGGCGCTTCCTTCGTAATTGACATTGTACGGAGGGTCCGTCACGACCAGATTTGCCAGCTTACCATTCATCAGAAGCTCATAGGTCTCAGACTTTGTGGAATCGCCACAGACCAGACGGTGGTCACCAAGGAGCCACAGGTCACCAGCCTTGGAGAAGGTAGGTTTTGCAAGCTCGGCATCCACATCGAAGTCATCATCCTGAACACCTTTCTTTGTATCTTCTCTAAACAGGTCCTCCAGTTCTTCTGGCTCAAAACCGGTAAGGGAGACATCGAAGTCTGCACCCTGCAGGTCAGCAATGAGGAGGGCCAACTTGTCGTTATCCCATTCACCGCTGATTTTGTTGAGCGCAACATTCAGAGCTTTTTCCTTCTCTTCATCCATTTCGACGATGACGCATTCCACCTCGGTAATGCCCATATCGATGAGAACCTTCAATCTCTGGTGACCACCAACGACACGAGAAGTGGTGGAGTTCCAGATGACCGGCTCCACATATCCGAACTGCTCGATGGAGCGTTTCAGTTTTTCATATTCTTTGTCACCGGGCTTCAAATCCTTACGGGGATTGTAATCCGCAGGAAGAAGCTGCGAGACGTTTTTCTTTTCAATCTGCATGGTATTCCTCCTTAGAACAATCCCCATTCAGCGAACTTTTCAAATCCGCCGATGGATTTTATATATTCCGCAGCGATAGCCACCAGCTCACTGTAGGGATGACCATCAATCGTGTCATCACCGATAGCGCAGCAGATGGTTACCGGCTGTCCAGTTTCCTGAGCTTTTAGGAAAGCGTAGATGTTGAGCGTGACATCTGCCTTTGACAGGTCCTTCCCATGAAGGCCACCGCCAGTAACAGAGTCAGCCATATCACTTCCGAGCTTTCTGTTGGTAGCACCGCTGTCCACATCAATGCCGCCAGTCCAATCACCGAGCGGATTTACCTCAGCATGCGGATATTTCTGTTTTAGTTCCGAAGTAGCTGCATGGCTCTGACAGAGGATGAGTCTTGCTTCGTCGAGGATATACTTTCCATCAAAGGGATAGGTGCTGTAGATTTCTCTGGCAATCTTCGAGATTTCCTTCTGTTCCTCTGTAAGCGGCATGCCCTTGAAGATGCCGTTATCACCGCAGCGGATGTCCTTGGCCTGATTCTTAGCAAGATGGGCATCCTGCGGAACAATCTGAATGAAGACACGAATGCCGGGAGCAAGACGCTCTACGATAAAAGCGACATCCGTCTTATCGATAGGAGCAGAGGTTTCGATAACGACATGACCATAGCCATGTCCGATGAGAACCTCAACAGCGATTTTAGGAGCATCGTCTGTTTTATAAGCAAGGTCGACGATGGCTCCGGCAATCCTGTCTGCAATCTTATCCGGATGCGCTGGATTTACTTTTTCAATCATAGTTAATTTCCTTTCCGTGCCAGTAGGAGACGCTCCATCACATCATCCTGTGGAGTAGCGCCGTTATATTCAGTGGCACAATTTTCTTTTACGATTTGGTATATCTCCATCCAGAGACGATTGGTCTGGCTCATGAAGTTCTGACTCATGGCCACATAGGGAGACTGGATGGCATTGCCGGTCGTCGGATGCTTGGCAAGGAATCCAAACTCTGTGATGGCTTCCTCACACTGAATCCAACGAGCAACACTCATGGCATAGCGCTCTAAAAGCTCCGGAGAGACGAGAGCAGCGCAGCCACGTTCATGCAGCCAGTTCCATGTTTTCTTGTAGACATCTGCAGCAACGAGCTTTTTGCCGTTCTTTTGCTTGGCAGATAGCATCTTGGATGGTTTGGGCATCGGCTGACCTTCTAAATCGACGGTGCTGTCTGTAAAGTCGATGACAGTCAACTCACGTTTGCCCGGATTTCCCTCAGCGATTCTCTCAGCTAAGGGCTTTTTCTTGGCTCCAGCGCCGATACGAGCGCCGCCACGGTTGGTACCGTCCTTAGCCATTTTTTACACCTCCAGTTCAGGGGCCTATATACCCCGTTTGAAATTGCGACTTTGTGCGTGAGACCCCACGCCCGTTCCCCGGTGACTTCACCGTAGAGAAGTGGACCGCCCCTACCGGTTGTGCCAGCGGTCGCCGTGTTCCGCATGAATCTTGGCATGGCAGGATTTGCAAAGAGCCATCAAGTTCTCTCTATCGTGCGTGCCGCCTTGGGAGAGGGGCTTCACATGGTGTATCTGCTCGGTTGGTGTGTAGACACCGTTCTCAAGGCACCTCTCACAAAGAGGGTGGGCAGCAGCATAGCTGTCACGGATACGTTTCCATGCACGCCCGTAGCGACGCTTGGCATTCGGGTCTCTGTCGTACTTCTCGTAGCGTTTGGCTTCCTTCTTTTCATGCTCCGGACAGAAGCGTCCGTCTGTCAGATTTGGGCAGCCGGGATAGGAGCAGGGACGTTTTGGTTTTCTTGGCATCGTATTCCTCCTTCCGTTTGGGTATAAGAAAAGCCCTGCAGGACTCGTCCCACAAGGCTTTCTGCGATTCTCACTTTCGCTAGTATAATAATATCAGAAGAGCTTAGTGTCTTTCTATGTCATTTCATGTCCACCTTCATAGAAAGCCGGAACTTTTACTTCTTCCAGTGCCTTTCCATGAAGTTTGTGGATATAACGAAGCTCGTATCCCATATCAACAGCAATCTGCTCCCATGTGATAAAGCAGAGGTAGCGTTCCTCAAGTAAGGTCTGGTATTCGGTATTGCCGACCTGTTTGATAACCTCTACGATTTCCTTCTTTAATGCCACAAGTTCTACGACGTCTTTACTGATTTCATCCTCCAGCTCGATGATGTCAAGAATGGCGGATTCCATTCGAGAGCCTTCACGGTTAGGGCTCTTTGGCATATCGGAGTAGGACGGTGTGCAACGGGTAGCTAATTCATTTAAGGAATCTATCTGTAACAGTTTGCTTTTGATTCTATTATCCAAGTAGCGTGCTTGAGATAAGTATTCTTTTGCAGTCATTGATTGGTACCTCCGAAAAAATAGATTTCCCTCGGATTGGCACGGATTGTCGTATTTTGTCGAAGATTGTCATAGGTTTGCTTTTACTGCATCGATAAGGGCGTTCTGGGTCAGCTCCTTTTTGGAGAGAGCCTTTAAGATGCGCTCATCAATGGTTCCTTTTGTGATGATGTGTTCTATTACCACGGTTCCGGAAGTCTGGCCCTGTCTCCAGAGACGGGCGTTGGTCTGCTGATACAATTCCAGTGACCATGTCAGCCCGAACCAGATGAGGGTGGAACCACCAGCCTGCAGGTTAAGTCCATGACCGGCAGAGGCTGGGTGGATGACTGCTACCGGTATCTTTCCGGCATTCCAGTCGGTGATGTCCTTGCTGGATTTTATTTCTCTCACATCAAAGCGTTTCTTGATACGGGAGAGGTCGTGCTTGAACCAATAAGCCACAAGGACCGGTTTGCCGTTTGCGGATTCGATGATATCCTCCAGAGCATCCAGTTTTCTGTCGTGGAACTCAATGGTGTCACCGGTATCCGAATAAATAGCTCCGTTGGCAAGCTGGGATAACTTTCCGGTGAGAGAAGCAGCATTGGCAGCAGTAATTTCTCCATCAGGGAGCTCCAGCACCAGCTCCTGCTTCAAGTCCTCGTATCGGGTCACTTCATCATCGGATAAATGGACCTCATATTCGGAGGAGATGAGCTCTGGCATCTTCAGGTGGTCTGTTGATTTCATGGAGATGGTGATATCAGAAATCTGGCTATAGATGCGTTCTTCAGCATAAGGCTGCGGATTATAGGAATAGATAATTTGGCCATTCCTCTTGTCCGGCACAAAGTAGTTGTTTCGGTACTCTGTAATGAAGCGTCCGAGGCGTTTTCCTAAATCCAGCAGTCGGAACTCGGCCCATAAATCCATCAGACCGTTGGAAGAGGGGGTTCCGGTCAGACCGATGATACGCTTGACGCTTGGTCTTACCTTCAACAGGGACTTGAACCTCTTAGAATTGTGATTCTTGAAGGATGAGAGCTCGTCGATGACCACCATATCGTAGTCAAAGGGAAAGCCGCTGGACTCAATGAGCCATTGCAGGTTTTCTCTGTTGATGATGGTGATGTCTGCACCTGCCATCAAAGCTGCTTTTCGCTCTTTTGGTGTCCCCACACAGACGGCGAAGGTCAGAGATTTTAGGTGCTGCCATTTTCTGATTTCTGCAGGCCATGTATCTCTGGCAACTCGAAGTGGGGCGACTACCAGAATGCGATGGGCCTCAAAGCTGTCGAATAGAAGGTCTGCGATGGCAGTCAGGGAGATGACCGTCTTTCCAAGACCCATATCGAGCAGGACTGCTGCCACAGGATGTGTCTCAATATAATCGATGGCGTAGGCCTGATAATCATGAGGTGCGAAGTTCATCAATCATCCCTCCAATCTGCTCTATGCTGTCAATCACATACACACGAAAGCCCAGAGAGCGAAGGAGCCTGTGACGTGCTTTTTGCAATGGGCGTGGGGATTCTCCTGGTGCCTTTAATTCTGCAAAGGCAAACTTCCCATCAGGTAATAAGATAAGGCGGTCGGGCATCCCTGCGAAAGAAGGAGACACGAACTTCGGTGCGATACCACCAGCCTTTTTTACTGCGGTTGTCAATTTCTTTTCTATCGTTTTTTCTAACATACTTGTCCTCCATCAGGCCGTTAATTTGAAGAGGTGCAAGGTGTATCAATGGTATTTTCCATACTTTTTCTTATTGATATTTTTATAGGCCTAAGAAAAGTTTTATATAACACATTGATACACCTTGTCATTTATGGCCTTAATTCATAAAATCCTCGTCTGCACCAGTGTCCTCACGTAAGCGCAGACCCTTAAAGTAACGCTTTCTGCTCACGGTGATTCGCTCAAAGCCAGCCTTCTCCAGAGCAAAGTAGAAGTCAGCGGTACTGCGCACATACTCGTTGCAGTCCAGAGAATAGTTGCGGTACGCCTGATAAAGAGAAGAGGAGCTTTCTTTATAAGACGGGTCGACCTCACATTTATCTGCAAGGAAGTGACCGAACCAGTCGTTCTGGCTACGGTATTCATCAATGGCTTTCTGCACTAGGTCCGGCACGGGAATCTGGTAATCAGACTCGATGACCTTCTTGGCACCTTCGATGACCCACGCCAAAATGCTGCCGCCAGCGTTGTCGTAAAGGTACTCACTATAATTTTTGATGTCGCTGCTGCCGGTAATCTTGGCATTGAACGGGATGACGATGAGTCGTCTCCAAATGCCATCATCGGATGCGGAGACACGGGGCAGATGATTGGTGTAAAGCACCAGTGTGTGGCAAGGCTTGAAGGAGAACGGGTCCTTGTATTTCTTTTCTGCAAAGACATCATCAGTGGAGCAGAGCTGCTTGACGGTGGAATCGTTCAGACGAGCACCTTCCTGCATCTCGGCTGCAATGAGGAGTCTTTTACCTTTGACCTCAGCCATTTCCGGCTTGATGTTTCTTCGGCATCCGACAGTGAGCGTATCTGCAGAAATGTTACCGGAGTAAAGACCGAGCACTCTGGAGATAGCATTCCAGAAGGTGGACTTACCATTGCGTCCATCACCGTAGGCAATGATGAGTGCTTCCACATAGACCTTGCCGATAGCAGCCAGACCACAAATCATCTGAACATAATCGATGAGTTCCTGATTACCCTGAAAGATGAGGTCAAGGCAGTCCAGCCAAATCTGCTGGCCCTTGTAGTTCGGTGACACCGATGTGATTTTGGTAATGAAATCCTCCGGCAGGTGTTCTCTGGCACCGGCCATTCCTTTACGCAGGTCATAAGTTGCTTCCGGTGTACACATAGCAAAGCAATCAGCATCAAGGTCACGAGGCGAGATTTCCAGCATCGGGCGAGATTCCTTCAGCGTAGAAGTAATGTTCTTGGAATCCCTGCGCTTTACAGAAAACTGCTGATATGCCTTTGCAGCCAGAAATTCCTGATAGGCTTCCAGCTGGTCCTCGTTCATCAACTGCTCTGCCTTGTTCTTTGTCATGGAATCAAGCAGAGACTGTGCGCCGGAGTTCTTCAGCTTATCGAGTGCTTCGAGCATATCATTGCCAGCTTCCTTCAGCTGTCTTCTTGTAAGTTCGTGAGCCGCTGCCTGCGCACCCGGTTCGGATTCCTGCCAGTAATGGTCAGAGTATCGGATGAAGTGGGTGGCCGGAGAATAGCGGAGCTCGCCGGAGAAGTATTTGGCTAACACCTCAGCCTGTCCAACATCGGAGAAGTCTCCCGGTTTGTAACAGGAAGGGTCGTTATATACTTCCGGTGCAATGTAGCCATCCTGCTGGGAGAGTCTTGCATAAAAGCGCTGGGCACTGTGCCAGATGGTAGCAAGCTCGGATGCCTCCAGCGGAGGTACGCACTTTGCTGATTCTTCGATGAATGCCTGATATGCCTTGTCGCTGTCTCCGTATTTTTTGATGACACGACCGGCAAAACGGGACATGGTGGCATTGCGGCTTCCTTCAGGAATAGCAGCACCGTCGTATTGACCGTCCGGTAAATCTTCATCAAACAGGTCCTCATCCAAGAACTCAGTCAGATTCATGCGGCCCGGATAGAGAGCGACATCTGCTGTAGTCGTTCCAAAGAAGAATCGTGCGGCATCCAGTGCCTGCGTATCGAAATATGGGAAGATGGAATTGACCAGCTTCTTCATATCGCTGTAAAGAGAGGCATCGGATACATATTCGATTGGGAATAGGACATGGAACTTTGGTCTTGCAGCCTTTCCGTTTTTCTCACGGTTGTTGTAGCGGCTATAGTGGATAGCAAAGCTGACACCCGGAAAGGCCTGCATGATATCGTCGGGAGTGACCCAGTCATCCGGATTCTCAGAGTGGTCGTTATCGCAATCTACAGGAAGGCAGTCGCTGCCGATAAAGTTATCACCATTGCGGTAGCTGTTTTTATATTCGGCGCAGACATAGTCATGGCAGATGGCAGCTTTCAGACTGTCCTCATCTAAGATGACATGCTTATGCGGATAGGAGCAGTTACCGGGATTACCGGTAACGTCCGCAGAATAAATGGTGAACATTAGTCATACACCTCCTTGGATTCCTCTTCCAGAACCTTGGTGATAAATTTCAAAGCTCGAATCATAGTCTCCAGCTCGCAGTCACCACCGAGGCAAACCTCAAAACCGTTACTGCCGCAGCGAGTAGTATAGCTATGGATTTCCATGTCCGTACAGGCTGCATCCTGAATACGGAAATAGGTGCGACCACCATGACCGGTATCACCACCACGATAGCCGGTGGTTCCTGCTTCGACCTCTAAAATGTTGCAGCTGACGACATCTCTGCTATAGGTCGTGATTTCGGTTCCGTCTTTTAATATTCTTGAATTTTCTTTTACTTCGTACATGTGTTAAACCTCCTCAAGATTCTCAGTGAAATAGCGCAGGCGGTAATTCTTCCACTTGGCTCGTTTGATTTCTGCTTCCATGCCGGAAGAGATATGACTTCCAAAGACCCAGACCTCAGAACATTTGCTCATGATGGCATTTCCGAAGAAAAGACCAAGTTCACGTTCCTTCGGGTCGGTATCATTCAAAAACTGTGGAAACAGCAGGTGTGGTGCGATGGGGATGTATCCTTGTTCCACTGCAAAGCGGCTGTAGGCTCTGGCAGCAGCTACGTTCTTTTCGGTGTCTCCGGCAAAGGGAGAGCAGATATATACGATTGGTCTGAAAGCACGCAGTGCACGGGTCTCACTCTCGATAGAGCAAAGAGCGCCGTAAGCAGTAGGGTCAGAATATCCTTCGCTGTTGTATTTGCTGATTGACACGTCAGGTTCCTCCTTTCCGGATGGACATATAAAAAGGACGTCCACCTCTAATATCCAATGGAGGTGAACGCCTAATTTGAGCCACATATATTTAATCTTTTTTATAAAAAGGTGTCGCATAGCCATCGGCTCTTAAAAGTAGCCCCTTGGCCCAAGGTGGAGTACGGCCCATTTGTTCACAGACCGCATCCAAGGACATGAGAGGGCCTGCTTCAATGACCACTTCATCGTGGATGTGCATGACAATGGAGCAGCAGCGGAGTGTCTGCATGGCATAGCAGAGAATATCACGGGCCGTTGCCTGCACGATGTTCTCGACAAATTTCGGACCATAGGAATCGAGACGCTCCCACTTCTTGGTGCCGCCGACACCTTCATAGGTAATACACTGACCACCGAACTTATTTGTTCCAATCTTCGGTTTCACATATGCGAGCTTTCTTCCCGACGGGAGAGTGATAAAGAGCATACCACTCCTGCAGGAGAAGGTCAGACCATAGTCGGAAGTGGTGTGCTTGAACTTTACGGCTTCCATGACAGCTCGGTCCACATCCCACCAGAATTTAACGATGTTCGGGTTGGACTGCCTCCATGCATCGACCAGTGGTGGGAGTTCCTCATCAGTGAGCCCCATATCCAATGCTCCCATAGCTTTTAAGGCCCCGACCGAGCCTCCGTAACCGAGGGCAAGTTCAGCGATTTTGCCTTTTTGTCTGAGGTGACCATTGATACCGTGCTTCTCGACAGGGACCTTGAACATCTGGCTGGCAGAAGCACAGTAGATATCTCCGCCTTTGGCAAAGACCTCTTGACGCCATTTTTCACCGGCAAACCATGCGATGACACGGGCTTCGATAGCAGAAAAGTCAGCTACAAGAAATTTAGTGCCTTCTCTGGGAATAAAGGCGGTACGGATGAGCTGGGAAAGTGTATCCGGCACATCTTCGTAGAGAAGTTCCACAGCTTCAAAGTTGCCGGAGCGCACCAGAGAACGAGCCTCTGCAAGGTCCGAAAGATGGTTTTGCGGTAGGTTCTGCAGCTGGATGTTACGACCGGAGAATCTGCCGGTTCGATTGGCACCATAAAACTGGAACATGCCACGAGCACGACCATCTGCGCACACGGTCTTTTCCATCGCCTGATATTTACGGACGGAAGACTTAGCCAGCTGCTGTCTTAAAGTAAGCACCTGTGAGAGCTTTGGAGGAGCAGACTTTAGGAGCTCTGCCACAGCCTTTTTGCCAAGAGTATCTGTTTCCAAACCATTGTCAGAAAGCCAAGCCTTCATCTGCTGGACGGAGTTAGGATTCTCCAGCTCCGTGATTTTCTTCATGGTTTCGGTCAGTTCCGTTCTGGAGCGAGTATCCATTTCGATGGCAGCAGCAACAAGCTCCATATCCAAACGTACACCACGGTCGTTGATTTCTTGGTCCATGTGGTATTCATCCCAGACCTGAGCTGGTACTGGAAACTTCGCAAGCCTCTGCTGGATACCCATTTCGGTCTCCACATCACGGATATTATATTTTTTGAACATGGCCCATTTGTCCGGAGCATGGGAAGGGCGATTTCTTGTACGCTGCCCATTGGTTTTTGTGGGAGCACAAGGCTGGCAGAAGTATTTGATGAGGTCTTTTCCTTCTGAGAGCTTCTGCTTTTCCAGACCCAGAACAGCGCCGACACCTTCCAAGGAGAGTGGGAGTCCCATCGTGGCAGCCCATATCATGGAGCAACGCCAGCTTTCCGGCTCCAGATATTCTCCAGTCGGATAACCTAAGAAGCGAGAGAGGCAGATACGTTCAAAAGTAGCGTTGAAGGCCCACTTGATGACAGTTTCATCCTCCAAGGCAAGAAGGACATCTTTGGGAATCTGTTCACCACAGGCGAGGTCGATAACCTGAACGGGCTGGCTGTCGACACTGTAGGCAAAGAGTAAGATTTCAAAATTGGGAGATTCTACATAACGATAGACACCGGTCTTCTGAAGAGGCACATCGCTGTAGGTCTCAATATCAATACTGAGTGTTTTCATGAGGTTGTCCTTTCTACAAAACAGGCAGCAGAGAAATCCCTGCCGCCTGCCGTGTTACTGTTTATCTTTATTGGATTTGTATTTATTGATGTCACGGCGGATATGGTATACCGCATAGCGGATAAGGTAGAGAATGACTTTTCCTACGTTGTAGATGATGAAACCATATACCGCTACCAAAAAGGTATAGGCGATGACACTGCCAATAAAGAGATTCAATGTTTCTACAAATTCATTCATAGATTGTCTCCTTTTGTCGAAAAATGTCGATGGCGGCAGTGGGGGCCACCGCCATCGGGTTGATAGATTACTTAAAGTCCCTCATGCGCTTCTCGTGGTATTCGAGGTCACGCTTGTCCTTTTCCTGTTCACGCTTTTCACGCTTGTGGTCATTGATGATGCTCTGAATGATAGAGACCGCAGTAGCAAGTCCCACACAAGCGAAGCAGCCGATACAGATGTTTACAAGAATCGTACTAATCATGATTGTCTCCATAGTTTGTCACCTCCATTAATCAAGGAAATCATCATCGTCATCAGTTGCAAAGTCGGATTCAGCAGATGCCTTACCGCCAAGAGGCTCGCCATCACGAATCTTCTGCAGATTGTTAAGGCCGCAGGCGATGCCCTTATTACCAGAGCTGTTGAAAGCATAGAAGCTGATGCTGGCACGACCGTAGACTCCGGAGTAAACCTCAGAACGAGTGAGGATAGGATTGCGGTCTGCATCCACGATGCCCGGAGCAGAAGTGGCGTTGGCATTTACAAAGTAGCTGCCAGCATATGCAGGGTCATCCGGTCTCTCAAGGTCTCCGTCACGAAGAGGAGTCTTAAGTACGGAAAGCGCCGGTACAGACTTGCCGTTGCCCTTGAGCTTGGATTCGCCTTCACGGTAGGCTGCCTCGATAGCTGCTTCAATCTTAGCGACAGTCTTGGTGTCAGACTTCGGGATAATCAGGCTGACACTGTACTTCGGAGTGCCGCCGTTGATTGATTTCGGTTCCCAGACGTTGGCGTAGCTCCAGCGTGTGTTAGGACCAGTGATAACCTTCATGGGATTTGTCATTTTTACATTCTTACTCATTGTCGTATTCCTCCATAAAATCATTTTTTGCTGTGTTCATTGCCGGGCGCTTATCGCTCTCCGGCACAAGAGTAGGTTTGCCTTGTGGCTTTTCAATATATGCTGCAAGGAGCTCTTCGAAGCGAGACTTACCGAGCAGCTTTTGCATGGCTGTGATACCAAGCAGTTTCTTTTCGTAAGGGTCAAAACCAGCAGCTTCGACAGCTTTCGACACGGCGTCTTCACTGGTGTATCTGCGGTTGGAGCGACCCTCGACCAGCTTCCAGCCAGTCCATTCTTTACCGCTGATTGCCTGCTGGAGTGCATACTCCTTGATGTCACCTGCCCAAGAGACTAGTTCGTCGACACGGGAGAGGATGAATTCAATTTCCGAATCCTCCAACAGTGGCGGCAGCTTGAAATCGTGCTGTGCGAGTAGGAGATTGGCTTCAGCTCTAGCTCGGCATTCATGCTTTGCTTTACAGAATCCGCACCATTCACCACATAGGAAGTTTCCATCACCGGCAAAGGCAAGGTCTGCGGTAGGCTTCAAAACTTCATCGGCCCACTGGTACAAGTCATCCTTGCTGACTTCGTAGGTGGAAACGTTCTGACGTCTAGGCTGGTAGATGGTCATGCTGACCGTATCGATGTCGTAGATGTCATCGAACAGTTCCAATGCACCAAGGGCGTAGCACTTCATCTGCGGATTGTCCTCAGCGGATACGAGAATTCCAAGACCGTGTTTATAGTCAATCACGTGCATGGTGCCGTCGCTGATGAGAATGGCATCCGAGGTTCCGAAGCCTTGTTCCACCCAGTGAGAGAAGTCCACTCGCTGTTCAATCAGAACAACAGGGTCAGAGCAAGTCTGTTTGGCCTCTTCCAAAAGCTCCATGATGAAGCTGGCATAGCCGGTAGCGCAATCCTCCATCTCAGCGTTGTACCAGTCGAGATTCTCGGTCGGGTCTGTAGCTTCCATGCCGAGTGCCTTGCGGAGCTTGTACTCACAAAGGGAGTGGGCATCGGTGCCTTCTGCAGCATAGTTGCTGCCTTTATCCTCATAGGTTTCGCAGAGCCTTGCTGACGGTGGACAGTGGAGCCAGCGGTCAGAAGAGGATGCGGAGAGGATTGCATGTCCTTTAGGTGGCATATTAGAGCACCTCCGCTTCCCTGAGCAGGGCTTCATAATGTTTCGGGTCTACGAGTGACAACTTGCTTGCACCGTACTTTTTAAGAAGTTCTCGAATTTCAGCTGTATGACCGGCACGAGATTTATCAGCCAGAACAGCTCGAACCTCCTCAAGTGTCAATGCAGGTTTCGCAGGAGCAGCAGGGGCTTCTGCTGTTTCAGCAGCTTCGAATACTCCTCCAAACTGCTGTGCGAGCCAGTTTGCTGCGTCGTTAATAGCAGCGGCAGCATTTCTCAGCTCTTCGATGGTCATAGCCATATCGCTCATTTTTGACATTTACTGTTCCTCCTTCCTCGGATTGTCTGTGTGCGGCGAGGACGCTCATGTTCCTTGCCATTCTGCCGGACACGATGCTAATTGCGGTTAAAACCTGAATTACTTCAGCATCGCCTCGGCTGTTTCTGTAATGAGACTGCTTCACGGTAGTCACCTCCATTCTGTAAGGTGTTTTGTTCTGTGCCTTACACTTACCAATGGAGGTGAGCTGCCGGATTGAGCCATTATTTTTGAAAAAATTTTGAAAGTTGATAAAACAGCTTTCGGTTAGGTCTTAGTACCCACGGATATTTCGCAGTTCATCACGGTATCGCTTCATCTGGTGTGCAAAGGTTCTCTGTGGTCTGCCGAGTGCCTCAGCGATAGCACGGTCAGATTTTTCGTCTTTGAGAAGCTGGAGAATGAGACCGGCATCTGGGTCAAGTTCGTGCAGGCGCTGAACCAGCTGTTCCAGAAGGAGCTTGTCCGCAATGATATCTGCTGCAAGAGGAGCAGTATCGGGGATGCTGTCAAGCATCGAACAAGTATCGCCGCTATCGTTCTCAGTTTCGTAGTCGAGAGACAGCATATCTCCTGCACAGCGAAACTCGCAGGTTAAGCAGTCACCATCGCAGAGCCAGAACTTACTTTTGGGGCAGCTGCACTGTCCGTGCTCCTGCATGCGATGTCGAAACGTGTCGTAATAACGGGTTTGTTCACGATAGAACTCTTCAGGGACTTCCACCCATTCCTTGGTGGATTTCAAATAGATACGGTACTGTTTACTCTGATTTACGTTTTTTGCCATTATTTTTTCCTCCTGTGATTGGCGTAGATTTGTGACCAGCCACAGGTGGAAACAGAGTTTTCCGGCATATTTCGCTGTAGAGTTCATTGTTCGTTCATGTTCACTACATTGAAAATAATGTCAGAAAGTGTTATAATGATTTAGTGGGGTTTGTTTGGGGTTGTTCTGATTTATGTTCATCAGATTCAACGGTCAACAGACATCAAAAAATCCCTGTGGCTTTTCACAGGGATAGAAAATAGTAAGTTGAGTAGGCCTGCCATTCACAGTTGAGTAAGTTGAGTAGGTAACTTTGATTAGAGGGACAATCAATGACAAAAAATGAAAATTTAAGACTGTGTGGCGGTACATTCTTCACCTTACTTTTAGAGGCAAGAAAGCAACTGCTGGGAGCAAATGAACACTACGCAGGGAAAAAAGATGGATTAACTGAATATGAAACTTTGATTGGTCTGGCTAGAGTGATACGTTCAGATTTAGCGACACCGATGCCGACTGAAATCAAGACGATTCAAGGTAACGCATCAGAATATAAAAAATGCAAGAATGCAGGTGGAGGCTACTTTCCGTTCGGTGATAAAACAGCATTGAGAGTTTTTGACGAAAGAGTGAAGAATGAGTATGCCGATACCTTGAGAAAAATGTGCTGCTTTGTAGAGGGATTCATTGATGCCGGAGGAGATATAAAAAAAGACGAGCTGCTCGTGAAAGCACTCGTCGAACTAATATCGTTAGATAATTGCATAGATGAAAGTCAATCCTTTTATGTTAAGGAAGATGGAGCAACAATGCAGAAGAAAGATGTTGTTGCTATGAAAGAGATTTCCCTGCAGCCATTCCTGCTAGGAGTATTTCATTACGCTGTATGTAATGTTGATAATACAGTAGGGGCAAAAACATTTGATGTTTGGTGTCCATCCTCAGGTGGAGGTAAAAGGGCTTACACTGGAGATATTGGTGTTAATTGGCCTGTTGATATTAAACTGAGTTACGTTGAACCTAAAGATGATGGCGTTGCCGATAATAAAGCAGATAAATCGCCAGATGATATTATCGTTGAAGAAGTCTATGAAGAACCTCGTCAGGAGGAAGCAAAGTCAAAACAGCAAATGGTTTTCAACTTTAATGTGACTGGAAATAATAATAGTTTCATTCAGCATGTCGATAGCATTACGAACAATTATTATGGAGGGCAGAAAAAAGATGGAGAATAAATTACAGCCATCACAACCGGGAGCTTTGCAAACGCAAACACCGAATACAACATTTAATTTGCCCGGTAACAATAATACGTTAGTAGCTCATACGGACGCAGTGAATAATACCTATAGTGTAATGATGGTGGGTGGAGCACCACCCATGCCGGGAAGTCCTAACGCAGCGCATACCATTGCATTAAATACAGATTTTTATAATCTTCTGGTTGTCGGGGATGATGAATTAAATCCTCAGTACTGTCATTGCCTTGTTCGTAAGGATAGAGCAATAACGGAAAGTACGTCAAAAGAATTGAAAGCAGCTTATGCGACTTTGTCGGATGATGCAATTTCGGTGTTGAAAACCTATCCAGCAATTATTGCGACTGAGAACCACGCTTATGGAAAAACGGACGCAGACCACTATGCAGCTTATGGGTTGATTGTTGATGTGAAAATTCAGGACAATGGTATCAAAGTATATTATCAAATACTCAACTGGATACCACAGCAGAAAATAAATGAACTTCGGTTTGAACTCGGAATCGAAGGCTGCAGCGGAACGAATGAATTGAATCGTATGCACTGGGCAATAAAAAAGATAAATGCAGTAGAGGTATTAAGAGAAGCTGGGATACAAGTCTTTTCTTTATAAATACGCAACCACTCATCTGGAATCGAACATGGAGGAATAATATGAGTGCAGAATATGAAAACATGCAAGTTGAAAAATGGGTAAACCTTGAAGATGTAGCAGAACACCTAAGTTTGAGTCAGGATACAGTCCGTACTTGGATAAAAGAAGGAAAATTACCTGTATATAAAGCTGGAAAACGATATAAATTCAAAATCTCTGAAGTTGACGAATGGGTCAGAGAAGGAAAAATTAAAGAATAGAAGCAGGAGGTAGATTTGCATATGAACCCTAAAATGAAATCAGCAATAGAAAAAATAACGTTAAACGATGCCACATTTTCCAATGAGGTTATAGAACCGACGTATGTAAATTTCTTCTATGGGAAGAATGGTGCAGGCAAATCTACCATTGCACGAACGTTTAAGGCAAACGATGAACATTTACAGTGGCAAGCTGGGAGGGCATCAACTGAATATGATGTTCTTGTGTATGATACAGATTTTATAAATGCTAACTTGCGTAACTATGGAAATCTTGCTGGTGTATTCACCGTGAACGAAACTAATATTGCTATTCAAGAGCAGGTCGATACACTCAATGCAGAACGCAAGAAAATGGGTGAGGAATATAACGGACATAAGGCCGCTATAGACCAGAAAACAGCGGATAAGAATACCGCTTTATCGACATTTCAATCAGACTGCTGGAGCAAGAGTGCGGAAGCCAGAACACTATTTGATGAAGCTATTAAGGGTAAGAAAAAGGCTGCATTATTCGCTCAAGAAATTTTAGCAATTACGCCGGTTGCTCATGATGTTGAAGATTTAAAAACTCTATATGGGACCGTTTTTTCTGGCGATGCACAGCAGTACAACATGCTGTCTAAGGCAGGTAAAGTTACCTATGCATCCTTGCCGGGATATGAATTGATGGGCAAACCAATCTCCAGCAGCAGTGATACGGACTTTGCAAAATTTATTAAAGCCCTAAAAGCTACTGATTGGGTACGAAGTGGTCATACTCATTTTGCTGGCCAGACAGACGGAAAGTGCCCATATTGCCAGCAAAAACTCCCGTCTAACTTTGATAAAGAAATAGCTGCATGCTTCGACGCACAGTATCAAGATGACATCTCTGCGATTAATGCTTTTCAAAGAACATATGAATCAGAGATGGATTCCGTTGTAGCAACGCTGGAGGGCAATGTATCTGCTGCTATGCCGGGATTAGACTTGTCGGAATATGAAGTAAAAGTTCAGCTTCTTGTGGATGCGATAACCATTAATAAACAGAGAATTGCAGCAAAGATTAAAGAGCCGACATCCATTGCTTCCTTAGAAGACACTGATAGTTTGCTCATTGAGATTGGCACTCTGATTGATGGCTTTAATAAGAAAATCAAAGAAAATAATGAGATAGTCAGAGACCTCAAAACAAAGAAGGTTCTATGCAAAAAGCAGGTGTGGGAGTATCTTGCAGAGCTTTTGAAAACCGACGTTGCTGCGTACAACAAGGCCTTGACTGATTTGGATGTTGAAATCAAATCACTGAAAGGTAAAATGGAGCAGCTAAAAAAGGATGCTACTGCTAAGAAGGAAGAGGCCAATGAACTAAACAAACAGATTGTGAATACTGAGGCTACTATCGATAGCATCAATGTGCTGCTTGATAATTCAGGCTTTGAAGGTTTCCACCTTCGTGCAAAGGATGGTGTAGCAAATACATATGAGGTCATTCGTCCGGATGGAACTGTTGCAGAAAAACTGAGCGAGGGTGAAAGAAACTTTATTGCATTCTTGTATTATTATCACCTTGTGAAAGGAAGCCTTAGCAGCGAAGCTGTAAAAGATAAAATAGTTGTTATCGATGACCCGGTATCCAGTATGGATAGTGGAGCACTGTTCATCGTCAGTGCTTTGGTCAGAGAGATGATTGAGGTTTGTTACAACAATACAGACTACCGAAGCAATAAGGTCGATGGCGACTATATTAAGCAGGTTTTCATTCTGACTCACAATGTTTATTTCCATAAGGAAATTACTCATCACCAAGCAAAGAGATACCACAGTGTTTCGTTTTATATGATTCGAAAGGTAGAAAACATTTCTTCTGTAAAACTTTGTGTGCGTCAGAGCCAGAGGGTGCCTACCGAGCAAGAAAACTATAATCCGATTCAGAACTCGTATGCAGCTCTTTGGGATGAATACAAGGAGCTGAAAACGGCAAATACCGTGAAGAATGTAATCCGCCATATTCTTGAATACTACTTTATTCAGATATGTGGCTACGAAGGAAATGACCTTCACAAGATTGTTCTGGAACAGAATAAGCCGTTGTTTGTGGATGAAGTGGAAGGACAGAAGCCGAATTACGACCGATATAATCTTGCTTCAAGCATGCTCACATATATGAATGACGGCCCGGCTGTTATCAGTGATGGCTTCAACTATATTGATGATGGCAGTGATGTGGAACAGTGCAAGAAGGTGTTTGAGCTGATTTTCACCGCTATGCATCAGGAACAGCACTATAAGATGATGATGGGAATCGAGGACTAAGTCCTGATTATTGGATATCTAAAAATATAAAATTAACATTGACTAAGAAGCTCTTAGTCTGAATGGAGGAAAATATAATGGCACAAAAGCAGACAATCGATGCAATGTGGGATGATTCCCCTATCGATGTATCAACAGAGGTCAATTTTATCTGGTCCATCGCAAACAAACTGCGTGGTACATACCAGAGTGATAAATACAAGGATGTAATCATTCCAATGGTTATCATCAGACGTTTTGAGTGTGCACTGGAACCTACCAAGGACAAGGTGGTAGCACAGTTCAAAGCGAATCCGAACTATCCGGCAAAGGCGATGTATCGTATTTCTGGTTTTCAGTTCTACAATACTAGTGAGTTTACACTGGCCGAGCTGATTAATGATGCAGACCATTTGGCTGCAAACTTCAAAGCATATTTGCAGAGCTTTTCACCGAATGTTCAGGAGATTATTGTATCTGCTGAGAAAGGTCTCGACTTTTATAAGCAAATTGACAAGATGGATAAGAACAATCGTCTGCTCAGTGTTGTTAAGGCTTTCTCTGAATTGGATTTGAATCCTCGTACTATCGACAATGTAAAGATGGGATATATTTTCGAGGACCTCATCCGTAGATTCTCTGAAAATGCAGAGGCTGGTGACCACTATACTGGCCGTGACATTATCAAGTTGATGGTAAACATTCTCTTGGCTGAAGGCTGCGACGATATTTTCGATGACGGTAAAGTTATTACAGTTTTGGACCAAGCGTGCGGAACCGGCGGTATGCTTTCCACGGGATACAACTTCATCAAGCGTTATAACCCGACAGCTGACGTGCGCCTTTTTGGTCAGGAAATTAATCCTGAATCTTATGCTATTTGTCTTGCAGAGATGCTTATCAAAGGACAGAATGCGGAAAATATCTGTTATCAGGATACCATGAAGAAGGACCGCTTTGAGGGAACGAAGATGCGTTTCGTAATTGAAAATCCTCCTTTTGGTACACCTTGGGGCGGTAAAGATGCTGCTGAAGGTGTAGAAAAGGCTGTTAATGACGAATATGCCAAGGGATTTGACGGACGCTGGGGCGCTGGACTTCCGGGTTCCGGTGATATGCAGATGTTGTTCCTTCAGTCAGCTATTGACAAGATGGATGACAATTTTGGTAGAGCAGCTGTTATTGAAAACGGTAGCCCACTCTTTAATGGTGGTACATCTTCTGGTGAGAGCCAGATAAGGAAATGGATGCTGGAAAATGATTTGATTGAGGCGATTATAGGCCTTCCGGTCGATTTGTTCTACAATACTGGAATTGCCACTTATATTTGGGTGCTCTCAAAAAATAAGCGTCCTGAAAGAAAGGGTAAAGTACAACTTATTGATGCATCTTCATTTTGCCATAGATTACGTAAAGCGCTAGGAGACAAAAGAAACGAAATCTCTCCTGAAGATAGAACTGAAATCACTAAACTATATGCCAATTTTGAAGAGAATGAGTTTAGTAGAATTTTCAGAAATGAGGAATTTATATATAAAGAGTATGTTGTTATGCAGCCGCTGCAGAGAAGCTACAGCATTACGCATGATAGAATTATGGCTATGCTTACAAAGGGAGCTCTTTCTTCGTTGTATGATGAAGGCAAAGTTAATGAGCTCCAGAATGCAGAAGAATTAAGTGGAAAAGAGCAGAAAAAGTTGGAGCAGTTCCTTGAAAATAAAGATACATATGATGCTATTTTAGAAGCGTTAGAGGACTCGGTTTCTAACGATATCTATTACTCACCGAGTGAGTTTAATCCAGTGCTACGAAAGGTGCTTGCCGCAATCACCACAGATAAGAAACTGCTTGATAAAATTGCTGATGGTCTTTCCACTATGGATAAGAAAGCAGTAATACAAAAAGATAGAAAAGGAAATATTCTCTTTGATAAAGAAACTAAGGATACAGAAATAGTTCCATATGAAGAGGATATTAATAGTTATATGGAAAGAGAGGTACTTCCATATATTCCGGATGCAACAGCATTCTTTGAAGAAAACCTTACAGCAAAGAAACCTGTTATAAAGACTGGTGCAGAGATTCCATTTACTAGAACTTTTTATAGATATCAGGCACCAGCTACAAGTGAGGTACTAGAAAATCGTTTCACGGAATTAGAACAATCCGTTAGTAAACAAGTTGAAGAATTGTTCGGGTAAGGTGGTGCAAAAATGGATGCAATGATTGAAAGTGGAATCCAATGGCTGGGCAAATATCCGGCTTCATGGAAGCTAAAAAAAATAAAATACTGCCTTCAGGAAAGAATCGAAAAAAATAATCCTGTCCAAACAAGTGATATTCTTTCGTTAACTGCTAAACAAGGAGTCATTCCGCATGACCAAAAAGAAGGAGGCGGTAACAAGCCTAAAGAAGATTTAAGTGGTTATCGTTTGGCTTATCCGGGCGATATAGTCATGAACAGCATGAACATACTCTCTGGTTCGGTTGGATTATCTAAATATTTTGGATGTGTTAGTCCAGTTTATTATATGTTGAGACCGCTTCGTAACAACGAAGATGTTCGATTTTATAATTATATTTTCCAAACAACTATATTTCAGAGGAGTTTGTTTGGTTTGGGAAACGGGATTTTAATGAAAGAATCGAACAATGGTAAATTGAATACGATTAGGATGCGAATCCCTATGGATAAATTTGGGGGTTTGTATATTCCTGTGGCTCCAATCGAAACACAAAGAAGGATATCTGACTATTTAGATATTCAATGTGAAAAAATTGAAGCACTAATAGCAAACATTCAGCAACAGGTTGAGGTATTGGAATCATATAAGAAAACCGTAATCACAGAGTGTGTGACTAAAGGTCTTAATCAGAGTGTTGACTATAAAGAAACCAACATTCAATGGATTGGAAAGATGCCAAATCACTGGAAATGTGTTCGAGGGAAATACATTCTTAAGTATATTCAGAAAACAACTCGAGAAGATGATGGTGTAATTACCTGCTTTAGAGATGGAGAAGTGACTCTTAGAAGTAATCGTAGAGAAGATGGATTTACAATGGCTGATAAAGAAATCGGCTATCAAGGAATTGATGTTGGTGATTTAGTTGTTCACGGTATGGATGGTTTTGCTGGAGCGATTGGAATTTCTGACTCTAGAGGAAAAGCATCACCAGTTTTAAATGTGCTGGATACAGAGCAGAACAAACGATACATTATGTATTATTTAAGAAGTATGGCATACAGTGATGTTTTCTTAGCTATGTCAACCGGTATTCGTGTTCGTTCTTGTGACTTGAGATGGAACAAACTATCAGAATTGTTTTATCCTGTTCCTCCAGTTGATGAGCAAAACAGAATTGTGGAACATATCGATAGTGTGCTTTGCAAAGTTGATGCTGTAATCACAGCGAAAAGAGAACAGCTTGAAACACTGGATGAATATAAGAAAACAATGATTTACGAGTATGTCACAGGCAAGAAGGAGGTGCCAGCTGATGCTTAAAATGGGCGGATGGTGTTGGTACCTGTCCGGGCAAGAGGACAAGCTGGAAAAGCATAAATGTGGCAAATGGATGTACTTTTTTGACGACCAAGAGTTCGCTCAGAAAATATGCGAAGCAGCGATTGAAGCAGGTGCCTGCTATGAATGCAAATGCACAGATATGGAAGTGCAGATGATGGATACTGGAGTTATCTGTTTTTACCTTAATGGTGACGATATAGAGAATCATTACCGTGTTATCGACTTTATGATTCAGCATGATTTGATTCGCAAGACTAAATCGGGTCGATACTATAACAATAGTTTTAAATTTGATGACCAGACAAGAGCTGGTGAATACGGAGCCGATTTCGAAGGAAAGATAAAGTTGAATGAATTTATCAATCTCGAAACCGGAGAGCATATCAGGAAGGAGGCGTGAGCGATGGATAAGAATATAACTGTTGAAACTACAGAATTTGATGCAGAAAAACATGCAGAAAATACAGCAAAGCGAGTATCTGCTTATAGCGAGATGCTTATTCATCACACATCAATCGTTTCTGAAAAGGAATATCAGAAGTTTCTTCTTGAGAGATTGGAAAAGGATAATGGCTACATTATTCGTAAGGCGAGTAACTTTGACCGATACTTTGCAGTCGACCGTGAGATTCTGTTCAAGTTTCTTGAAGATACACAGCACGAAACGATGGATTACTTGAGAAAAATATATAAGGCTGATTTGGAGGATACCATTGTCAGCTTTATCAATGCAGAAGCAACAAAGACTCGTGGAAGTCTTTTGGATGTGCTGAAGCATGGAATTGAAATTTCCAATCAGAAGCTGGAATTGATGTATACAAAACCAGCAACTACATTCAATCCTGATTTGACCAGAAAGTATGGTCAGAATATTTTCTCTGCAATGGAAGAAGTGTGGGCCAGTGATAAGGAACGAATCGATGTTGTTATCTTCCTGAATGGATTAGCTATCATTGCATTCGAGTTGAAGTGTAACGCAGCAGGTCAGTCTTATCAGGATGCGATTTACCAGTTCAGAACTGACCGTAGTCCTAAGACCCGTCTTTTTATGTTCAAAGCAGGTACTCTCGTAAACTTTGCAATGGACTTGGAAGAAGTGTATATGACGACAAAACTTGCAGGTGATGCAACGTTCTTCCTTCCATTCAATATGGGTAACGGAGAGGGCGTAACTGCAGGTGCTGGTAATCCGGTATTCGAAGATAAATATAGCGTATCCTACATGTGGGAAGATATCCTGACAAAGGATACGATTCTGGATTTAATCAGCAAGTTTATTTTTGTTGAGACAAAAGAAAAAGTTGATGATAAAACCGGAAAAATCAAGCGTTCTGAAAATTTGATTTTCCCTCGTTATCATCAGCTTGATGTCATCCGAAAAGTACTCGCTGATGTTAGAGAAAATCGTACTTCTCAGAATTATCTGATTCAGCATAGTGCTGGTTCCGGTAAAACAAATTCAATCGCATGGCTGGCACACCGTTTGACTTCTCTTCATGACGCAGAGAACAAGATTATCTTTGATAATATTATCATTGTAACTGACCGAGTTGTTGTTGACCGCCAGCTCCAGAAAGCAATCATGGGAATGGAGCATAAGGCTGGACTGATTCGTGTTATGGATGATAAGTGCAACTCTGCTGACCTTGCGATTGCATTGAATGGTAATACAAAGATAATTGCAACGACAATACAAAAGTTCCCTTATATCGTGGATAGCGTAAAAGGACTTGAAAATAAGAGCTTTGCTGTAATCATCGATGAGGCGCATTCGTCTACTGCTGGTAAAGATATGGCAGCAGTTACAATGTCTCTTGGTTCTGGTGACCAGACTGAGGCAGATGTTGAAGACATGATTTCCAGTGAAATTAAGAGAAACGGTAAGCAGGCCAATGTATCGATTTTTGCATTCACAGCAACACCTAAACCGACGACAATTCAGTTGTTTGGACGCTTGAATAAGCATGGACAGAGAGAAGCATTCCATGTTTACTCAATGAAGCAGGCTATCGAAGAAGGATTTATTCTTGATGTTCTCCAGAACTATACAGAGTATTCAACCTTCTATCAGCTTAACAAGGAAATCGAAGATGACCCTCGTTGTAAAACAAATGCTGCTAAGAGACAGATTGCTCGTTTCATAGAACTACACGAAACCAATATCGCACAGCGTGTTGAGGTAATTGTTGAGCATTTCCGTACAACAGTAATGCAGGAACTCGGCGGACAGGCTAAGGCAATGGTTATCACAGCCTCAAGACAGGGCGCTGTGAAATATCGTCAGGCTTTTGAGGAGTACATCACTAAGAAAGGTTATGATGGAATTCATGCGCTTGTTGCATTTTCTGGAAAAGTAAAACTTCCGGATGATGATAAAGAGTATACCGAAGCATCTATCAATGGATTCCCAGAGGATAGACTAACAAAAGAATTCGATACAGATAACTATCAGGTGCTTTTGGTAGCAAATAAATATCAGACCGGTTTTGACCAGCCAAAGCTGTGTGCGATGTATGTGCTGAAAAAGTTGAAGGGTGTAAATGCTGTTCAGACTCTTTCCAGACTGAATCGTATCTGTGCTCCGTATGATAAGAAGACCTTTGTACTGGACTTCGTAAATACATATGAAGATATCAAAGCAGCGTTTGCTCCGTACTACACAACGACACTGTTGGCAAATTCGGTAACGCCAAATGCCATTTATGATTTGGAAGCGACTATCGATGCCTATGCACTGTTTGACCCGGCAGATATTGAAGCTGCGAATGATATTCTCTATTCACAGAAAGTGACAGGAAAGCAGAAGCAGAGATTGACATTCTTCCTTCAGAAAAGTAAGAAGCTGCTGGAACATTATGAATATGAAACCCAGCGTCAGGCTGTGGCGGATATGCGTGGATTTGTTCGCTACTATGAGTTCCTTCTTCAGGTTTCCAGCTTTGAAGACACTGATTTGCATAAGAAGTACAACTTCATCTCGTACCTGTTAGCTTATATCAATATCAAGCATCCGGGCGGTGGATTCAATTTGGATGGTAAGATTAAGGCATCCCAATTTGTCCAGAAAAAGGGCGAAGAACATCTTTCTTCTGACCTCGTAGCAAAGCCTGTAATGAAACTACCAACGGCGGAGCATTTTGGCCTCACGGAGGATAAGGAAAAGAGACTGTCTGAAATTATTGACGAAATTAATAGCAGAACCGGCAAGAACTATGATAATGATGTTGTTGTAAAGGCTATGCTGCAGATTAGAGATATCCTGATGAAATCAGACAAGCTCAAGACCAGTGCTAAAAATAATACGCAGCAAGACTTCGAGTTCTCTTATTTCGATGATATTGATGATGCGCTCATTGAGGGATTATCGCAGAATCAAGACTTCTTCTCAATGCTGCTGTCGAATGATGAAATGAAACGTCAGGTGCTGGGTATTTTCTCAGGGGAGATTTATAAGAGTCTCAGAGAATCATTGTAAAGGCGGTGAAAAACAGTGTTCGACAAATTTCGACTAAAAGAGGTGCTGGTAGAGTATAAAAAGCGTTTTGTACAGCAGCAGTGGCCTAATGAAAAATATAAATGGGAAGCTGTACAATGCTTCCAGTTGAATTGGGATGTTAATTCAGATGACTTTGCGCAGATGCTTACAAAGGCTCTTGCGCAGACTGCTAATTTGCTTGCGTCTGTGAACAACTTCCCAGCAAGAATGATTACAAAGTTTGCGGAGATTGCTCCGGAAGAAGTGCGCTCGATGTATATCGAACTCTATGATGAGAGTAAAGATTTATACGAGAGAGTGGCTAACTTCAAAAATAAATCTAATACATTGTTAGAGCGCTACGGAAACGGAGCAGCGCAGCATTATCAGTATGAGAATGCGATAATGACATATTTGTGGCTGCGTTATCCGGATAAATATTACATCTATAAATTGAGCGAAGTGAAAGCTGTCTCATCGGAACTTGAAAGCGATTATCGTTTCAAGAAGGGAGCCTATGCGGATAACATCAGAAACTTTGTGGCATTCTATGATGAGATATGCGCTGAACTGCAGCAGGATGATGAGCTTAGAAATCTGCTTAATTCCCAGATTACATCTACATGCTATCCTGACCCAGAGTTACGCACACTGACAATTGATGTAGGATTCTTCATTTCTCGCTATTGGAACAAAGAGGAAGAAGGGCCTAAAGCTGACGAGTGGTGGCCGACTGACTATACTCCGGCATTAACAGTCGAAGATTGGATTGGACTTCTCGGTGATTCAGAAGTGTTCAATGACAGTAGTCTCGAAATTATGAAAAGAATGAAGGACTACGGCGGTAAGGCAACCTGTACTCAGCTTGCTGTAAAGTATGGTGAAACAAAGAACTTTTATAACAGCGGTTCTCAGGCTCTTGCAAGACGTGTAATTGCAAAAACGGGATGCCCTGTTATGGCTAGAGATGATGAAAGTTCTCGCTTGTGGCCGGTTTTATATGTTGGTAAAGATGCTAATAAGGATGAAGAAGGTTCTTATGTATGGAAACTTCGAGATGAGTTAGCATCAGCTCTTGACCACGTAGATTTGACAAATGTCCCATTATACGCACAGCTACCTGAAGGAGAAGATGGACAGCACTACTGGTTCTTAAATGCGAATCCGAAAATGTGGAGCATGTCCAGCATGCCGGTGGGAGAAGTTCAGGATTATACCTTGTTTAACGATAATGGAAACAAGCGTAGAATCTTCCAAAACTTCATTGACGCAAAAGCCGGTGATATGGTTATTGGCTATGAGTCCACTCCAGTGAAGCAGATTGTAGCTGTATTCCGTGTAAGCGCAGAGCAGGATGGACAGAGAATCTATTTCGAGAAGCTGGAAGGCTTATCATCACCGATAGATTTTGCAACATTGAAGGCTTGTCCTGAGCTTGAGAAGATGGAATACTTTAGTATCACTCAGGGTAGTCTGTTCAAATTAACAAAGGGTGAATACGAATTTATCATCGACCTGATTCGTGAAGAGAATCCAGCGCCTACATCTGAGAAGACGAAAGATGAGTATTCGAAAGAAAAATTCCTAGAACAGGTTTATATGACCGAGGCAAAATATGACCGTCTTGTAGCTGTTCTCACAAAGAAGAAAAACATCATCCTTCAGGGTGCACCCGGTGTCGGAAAGACTTATGCAGCTAAGCGTCTGGCTTATTCGATTATGGGTGAGAAAGATGATGACCGCATCGAGTTTGTGCAATTCCATCAGAACTATTCCTATGAAGATTTCATGATGGGTTATAAGCCAGTCGAGGATGGTTTTGAACTGAAATATGGTATTTTCTATAGGTTCTGTCAGAAAGCAGCAAACCATCCAGATAAGGATTATTTCTTTATCATTGATGAGATTAACCGAGGAAACATGAGTAAAATCTTCGGTGAATTGCTGATGTTGATTGAAGCGGATTACAGAGAAACAAAGGCAACATTGGCCTATAACGGTCTCAGCTTCTCTGTTCCAAAACGTCTGCATATCATTGGTATGATGAACACTGCTGATAGAAGTTTGGCGATGATTGATTATGCACTTCGCCGCCGATTTAGCTTTTTTGATATGGAACCGGGCTTTGATTCGGAAGGCTTTATTAAGTATCAGGAAGGATTCGCAAATGACACATTCAATACTCTGATTGACCGCATTAAGGAACTGAACAGAGAAATTGCAAAAGACAAATCGTTGGGTAAGGGATTCTGCATTGGTCATAGTTATTTCTGCAATGTGGATGAATGCACAGATGAGTGGATGCAAGATGTGGTTGATTTTGATGTGCTACCAATGTTAGCAGAATACTGGTTTGACGATGCCGATAAGCTGCAGCGTTGGGAGAATATTTTGCATGGTGTATTTCAATGACAAAGGATAAAAGCATTCTAATCAATAATATTTATCACATGCTTTCTTACGCCTTTCAGACGCTGAATCAGGAGACCTACGATGATGTTGCAGTGGAGTCTTTTGATGAAATGTATAATCTGCTGGCTGCAATCCTAGCTAAAGGCATAGGGTTGCAGTTAAAGCAGGGCCTATACAGAGAATATATAAGCCGTCAGGAAGAGCTGCCTGTTATGCGTGGTAAAATAAATATGCCGGGTACAATAAAAAATAAGCTGGCACATGAAAGAGTGCTCACCTGCGATTTTGATGAACTGTCAGAAAATAATACGTTAAACCAAATCCTGAAAACGACAGTGATGCTCCTTCTGCGAAACGGAAAAGTGCAAGCAAAGTACAAGGATGACTTGAAGAAAAAAATGCTGTACTTTTCCAATGTGGATGTTATTGAGCCCACAGGGATAAAATGGTCGTCCATTCGTTTTCAGCGTAATAATCAAACGTATAGAATGCTGGTTAGTATCTGTCAGTTGATTATTGAAGGAATGCTTATTACGACAGATGCAGGTGATTATAGATTGGCATCCTTTGTAGATGAGCAGCGTATGTGCAGGCTGTATGAAAAATTTATTCTGGAGTATTACAGCAGACATTATCCAGCTTTGTCTGTCAGTGCATCACAGATTCCGTGGGCACTTGATGATGGCGTTGGGACTATGCTTCCGGTTATGCAAAGTGATATTCATCTACAGCGTGGAAATACGGTGCTTATCATTGATGCAAAATACTATAGCCACACGACACAAGTCCAGTTTGATAAGCATACTCTTCATTCAAACAACCTGTATCAGATTTTTACCTATGTAAAAAATCGCAGCTATCAATTTGGAGAAGAAGATAATACAGTTTCAGGTATGCTTCTTTATGCTAAAACGGAAGAAGAAATCCAGCCGGACAACGTGTATCAGATGCACGGTAGTCAAATAAGTGTAAAGACGCTTGATTTGAATCTACCGTTTTCAGAGATTGCCGCACAGATGGATAGAATTGCGGAAGCACACTTTACCGGCATTATAAAAGCTAATTAGATGGGAGGACGGCTTGTGAACAATCAAGATAAAATAAAAGCTATTCAAGCAGTTTTGTCCCATCCGGGAAATGAGTCTGTTTATTACGACCTGCTAGAACAGTTAGGAGACCTAAAGGTAAATTATTCTGATTATATGGTAACTGAACCAATTAACTGCAATGAGGAACTTCAGCGTGTCCCTACTGCTGATTATGAGCTTTGTACAGCATTGCTTACTGCTTTGCTGAGAGAAGACCATTTTAGTAATGGCTCTTTTGCAAGAAGAAAGCAGGCCGGTCAGGTTGATTCCTTGTTGGAACGTATGGTTGAAACTTTGCAGGATTAAACCTTTTAATTTTGCCATACTTTTTAATTATTGATAAAAGAGGTGTCGCTTTGGTAGCAGAAACAACAGCATACCGAACACAAAATGCCAAAATGGGCTGCTATCAAAGTGGCCCTACATACAGGAAAGAACCCAGAAATAGCGCTATTTCACGCTGTTTCTGGGCTTTCAACTACATATATGCTTGTATCAAAGATTGCGTCTTGATAGATCCCGCGTGCGGTTCAGGGTCGCTACTTCTTAAATCTGAAGCAGTATTAGGCAAAGATGCTGTTCGTGTAGGTTTCTTTGGACAAGAAATCAATATCACAACATACAATCTTTGTCGCATCAACATGTTCCTTCATAATATCGAATTTGATAAGTTTGACATTCAGTGTGGTGATACATTGATTGACCCAAAACATTGGGATGACGAACCGTTTGAACTGATTGTTTCCAATCCGCCTTATTCAATAAAATGGGTAGGGGATGATGATGCAACACTGATCAATGATCCTCGATTTTCTCCTGCAGGTGTATTAGCACCAAAAAGCAAAGCGGATCTGGCTTTTATCATGCATAGTTTGTCATGGTTAGCACCTAATGGCGTTGCTTCAATCGTTTGTTTTCCTGGCATTATGTATCGAGGTGGTAAAGAAAAGAAGATTCGACAGTATTTGGTAGATGGAAACTTCATTGACTGCGTAATTCAGCTACCAAGTAATCTTTTCTTTGGTACTTCGATTGCTACCTGCATCATGGTCTTAAAGAAAGATAAAAAGGATTCAAATATCTTATTTATTGATGCTTCAAATGAATTCACAAAAGCAACAAACAATAATATTTTAACCGATGAAAATATCGATAAGATTGTAGAAACCTTTGCCAAAAGGGAAGAAGTAGAGCACTTTGCTCATTTGGCTATTGGCAAAGAAATTCAGGAAAATGAATATAACTTATCTGTATCAACTTATGTAGAACCAGAAGATACAAGAGAAAAGGTTGATATCGTTAAATTGAATGCTGAAATAAAAGAAATTGTTGCTCGTGAGCAGAAACTACGTGATGAGATCGATAAGATCATTGCTGAGATCGAAAATGGAGAGACATTATGAGTAGATTAGACGATTTAATTCAGGAATACTGTCCGGATGGCGTGAAATTTAAAACGCTTGGTGAATTAGGTCATTTTTATGGTGGAATCACTGGTAAGTCAAAGAAAGATTTTGTTGATGGAAATGCTGTTTTTATTTCATATAAAAATGTTTATCAAAACCCTGCTTTGGATATTCATCCTTCTGATAGAGTAAAAATATCAGAAGAAGAAAACCAAAGAACGTTAAAGTTAGGAGACATTATTTTTACTGGTTCTTCTGAAACGCCGGATGAATGCGGATTTTCATCGGTTATTACCGAACAACCGACTGAACCTTTATATTTAAATAGTTTTTGTTTTTTCTTTAGATTAGATAATCCTGAAATATTAATTCCAGATTTTGCTAAACACTTGTTTAGATCTGATAATCTACGCTATCAAATTAGGAAAACTGCAAATGGAGTTACTCGTTTTAATGTTTCGAAAGATAAAATGAGTAGAGTTAAGGTTCCGCTACCGGCCCTGCCGGTACAGCGTGAAATTGTCCGTATATTGGACGAGTTCACGCTGCTATCAGCCGAGCTTGCAGCTCGGAAGAAGCAGTATGAATATTATAGAGATACTTTGCTAAATAATAATGCAGAAATTCCTAAAATAAAATTAGGAGAATTTGCTGTAATTAGTCGTGGAGGTAATTTTCAAAAGAAAGACTTTGTTGATAATGGTTTACCTTGTATTCATTATGGTCAAATTTATACCCATTATGGAACATATGCTGATACAACATTGACAACAATCAATGAAGAAGCATATAGCAATTCAAAAAAAGCCAAGAAAAATGATATTGTTATGGCTGTTACAAGTGAAAATATTGAAGATGTTTGCAAATCTGTAGCGTGGTTAGGAGATAAAGATATAGCTGTTAGCGGACATACAGCAATTATTAGTCATCAACAAAATGCTAAATATTTGTCTTATTACTTTTCTTCAAATGCTTTCTTCAAGCAAAAGAAAAAACTAGCACATGGCACAAAAGTAATTGAAGTTACTCCGAATACATTAGCCAATATTGAAGTTCCTTTACCTTCTTTGGAGGTACAAAATCGTCTAGTTGAAGTTCTCGACAACTTTAACTCTATTTGTTCTGATTTGAATATTGGTTTGCCTGCTGAAATAGAAGCACGACAAAAACAATATGAATTTTATCGTAATCAGCTCTTGACATTCGCTGAGAATGGCAACACCATCTTGACGAACAACGAACAACGAACAACGAACAACGAACAACGAACAACGAAGGAATCTGATTAAGTTGCTTCAGTACGTGTTCGGATATGCAAATGTTTTATTAAGTGATATAGCTGAATATCAAAAGGAACGAATTGATGCTTCACTTTTGGATGCTTCAACATATGTTGGGGTTGATAATTTACTTCAAAACAAGGCAGGAATCAAAAAATCAGAATATGTTCCTACAGAGGGAAGACTTATTAATTATCACAAAGGAGATGTGTTGATTGGTAATATCAGACCATATTTAAGAAAAATATGGCTGGCCAAAAACGATGGTGGTACAAACGGTGACGTTTTAGATATTACAATTAAAAATAATCAAATAGTAACTTCAAAATTTCTATATTATGTTTTGTCTTCTGAGTCGTTTTTTGATTATGATATGCAATATGCAAAGGGTGCTAAAATGCCGCGTGGAGATAAAAAAGCGGTAATGAATTACACATTTACAATTCCTACCATAGAAAGACAAAAAGAGATTGTTGCAATTCTCGATAAATTTGATGACCTTTGCAATGATCTAAGTGCTGGAATTCCTGCAGAGATTGAAGCCAATCAAAAGCGATATGAATACTATCGAAATCAATTATTGACATTTAAAGAATTAAAATGA